TACTTGACAAATGAGATAAAATGTGTTACAATAGATAAGTATAGTTAGAGTAGTTAAGTATAGTTAGTTACACCGTGTGTAACTGGAATAGTGACGGAAAGGAGAGTGGATGAAATTTGAGTGAAGAAGTAGAGTATAATCATGCTGATAAGGCATGTAACCACAACATAGAAACAATAATAAACTGTTATAACGATTTTCTTTTGGTAACAAAATTTTGTAAAACGTGCAATGTTAAATTAGGAACAACAATCATACATAGAGAAAGCATACTTGAACCAGAAGAAATTATTTCAACAGAAGATTCTATTTTGTAAGTTAAGATTTATAGATATAGAATTACAGGCGCTCGTTGTTGCCGTTTATTAATGTTTCTAAAAATAACTCAAAATTGGTACTTGACAAATTCAGAAAAGTGTGTATAATAATAAATAAGATGAAATACAGCGCAGTTCATAGAAGTAAACCGAGTATGACAATCCTTTGGCTACAGGAGCAAAACCTGCTTGTCGGAGATATGTTAGATTATGGTTGTGGAAAAGGATTAGACGCAGACTATTTCGGTATGGATAAGTATGACCCATTCGATCCGAGTTGGTCTAATATTACTCTTGACACCGACAAAAGGTATGATACAATAGTGTGTAACTTTGTAATGAATATATTAGAACCCGGAGAAGAATTCTTTGTCCTCGAAAATATTCAAAGATTGCTAAAACCAGATGGTATTGCTTATATCGTTGTCCTGCGCACTGTCCGGAAAATGATTTCTTACAAAAGTAATGTTCAGCACTATATTGTAATGTCACTTGAATCTATACGTCATATGAAGCGATGGTACGAGATATATAAGCTAACAAAGAAAGACGATTTATCCAAACTTGAGTACAAAGAAATCCCTTTGAGCTCATTTAAAATAAATAAAAGAGAGAGTTTATGACACACGAGCAGACAAAAAATCAGTTATATACAGAGATGGTCAACGATACATATTCAAAGGTTTTTAATAAAGTACTTTCCGGCACTTTATTTGGAGAGCAAGTAAACCCCACTTTTGTAAAAGAGCTTGTAGTTGCGGCGTATTACATGGGAAAATCCGAGGCGATGTGGGAAATGAGATTACCGAAAGAGCTACTATGACAGAAAAAAGCAGCAGCGAAATGCCGGAGATATTTCGTGACTTTGAAAAATATGTGTCAAATCTAATGATAGCCTCTGCCCAATATGCTGCGTCTATTAGTAAAACCACACAGGAAGATGTAAAGAAAGCCATAAACGATCTTTATGGGCTCTTTTACAGCGTTGTAGAAGACGCTTCTTATATGCAAGAAACGATTAAGAAAATCCACGAAATAGAAGAAGGTAAATAACATGAGAGTAACAAATCAATATGGAACGATTACCGAATTTGGTTATGGAAACGGTTGGGTAACAAGCCTCATGTTTATGGAAAAATTTCTCTTGCCTGAAACGGTTAATATTATGCAAGAAGAAGGAAAGCCAGATAAGGTTTTGACTGACGAAGAATCATTAGCATTTTATAACAAGTATGCTAAGTATATGGCAGAAGGAGATACATGGTAAAATTAGGATTTTATAGGATACAACATGGGACAATTTGAATTTGGTAATAAGCCCGGCAATTTGCTTCCTCCCGGAGTCTCGGCATTCAACAGGCTATTTCGAGACTACAAAATAAAAGCCAAAAAAAGAAATCTTCCATTTGAATTAAGCAAAGAGTATTTTGAAAAAATTACAAAATATAACTGTTATTATTGTGGAAAAGAGCCGAGTCAGGTACGCTATACCCATGTCCATCATGGAGTGTATAGTATACCGTATACCTATAATGGTATAGATAGGATCGATTCTTCTAAAGGATACACAGAAGATAATGTAGTACCGTGCTGTGGGCGATGCAATGAAGGCAAGATGTCTCAGACCAAAGAAGACTTCTTATATTGGATAAAACGAGTTTATGAACATAGCTTGACAAACACAAAAGAATGTGCTACAATAGAGTAAATTAGAAAAGGAGTAAGATGATTACAAGTTATATAGAAGAAGTAATAGTAGAACCAGTTGAAGGAAATCCAGAAATCTATTATGTAAAAACGATTTCAGGAAGCTTTGTCGGTTGGATTATTCTTGAAGATGATCACTTTGGTTTTAATCAAGAATCCCCTAACGATCTTTTATCCTCAACCGCGTTGAGAACAATAGCAGACTTTATAGACACATTAGAAACCGGCGTGGAATAATGAAAGCAGAAGTTGACATAAATATTGTTTGTGATACCTGCGGCAGTGAATTAGATTACTGGTATGGTGATTGGAGCGAAACAGCTCATGTTAAGCCGTGTGAGCAATGCAAAAAAGATAGGTGGATTGACGTTGAAGAAAAACAGCCTATTGAAAACGGATATTATTTTATCATGTGTTATGAAAACTATCATGAAGAGGCACTGGCGAAATACACAGACGGCAATTGGGAAATCGTACAAGGTGATCTTTATACTTACTCTGTTGAAAATTTGAAATGGAGAAGCATATGCGAATAGATGTACTCGATAAAGGTTTTGTTGAATTAGTTGACAGCATGGGAAGCGACGAGACAATTGCGGCATCTGCTAGGCTCTCATATTTAGGTCAGTATAGATCGGAAGATTCCGACTCGTTGTTGATTAGTCAATTAATAAATAAAGGGCATACTTCCCCATTAGAGCAAGTGGAACTTAGGTTTCTTGTAAAAGCGCCGATTTATATTGCCAGACAATGGATGAGGCATCGCACATGGTCATACAGCGAGGTTTCACGGCGGTACACGGCAAAGAATATGGACTTTTATACTCCTAGTTTTGAAAAAGAAGGAATGAAAGAATTATATAATGGCTCTGTATCAACATCACTAAGGGCATATCAAGAGTTGATCGGTGCTGGGATTCGTAAGGAACAAGCACGTGGCGTACTTCCTACTTGTATGTATACAACATTTTATGCTAAGACAGACTTAAATAACCTATTTCACTTCCTCGAATTAAGACTTGAAAAAGGTGCACAATATGAAATAACGGAATATTCTAACGCTATTTGTAAATTAATAGAGCCTATTATTCCGATGACTTTTGAAATTTGGAAAGATAAAATGAACAGGAAGGATAACTAATATGCGTAAAACAGAAAATGAGTTGAAAGATACTTTTAGTAGAATGGTTAATTTTTTTGATTTCGAAAAAGTTAGAGAAGCCATGCGAGAAATGAATTGGACATGGACAAACGACACCGATCCCCCATCTATAGATGATATGAAAGGCATGTGCTGGAGACTATTCAATGCATCATTATATAACTGTCTCTTTCATAAAGCAAGAAGCACATCGTCTAGCGGCGGATTTCAAGTTGAAATTTCTAAAAAAGGTAATATTGCATTACGATTTTTGATAGATGACATATCTGATTCCGATTTGGCAGACTACGAAGAGCAAGATTAATATGAAAAAGCCAGTTAATAGTTTTTACGTAGATGGTACAAATCTTGACAGCGACGAAGATGTGCAAGAGATGATAGACAATTGGGACATTATAACCTGTAAGTATTGTAAAAAAGAGATCTCAATGTTAGACGCAGTACTGATAACACTAGAAGATGGTTCAGACGCTTTTGTCTGTAAGGCGCACTAAATGACTAAAGAAGAATATCTCGCAAGCATCATTGCCCAAGTAGAGCAAAAAAAATTAGATGGCAAAAGAGGCTTGTTCAAAGTTGGTGAGCGCATAGATTTTAATACTGCCAATTATGTTAGAGATTACTTTAAGAATAATACAAATTACGACGTTGACGTGCATAGTTGCGGCGGTTGTAAAAGTAAAGTATGGGATATTGTAATACTGTTTAGAGGAAATTAACAAATGTTAACAATTAAATACTTGACAAAACTCTTAAACTGTGCTACAATACTAAACAGATTAGACAGGAGATAAAAATAGGAAGTTATGAAAACAGTTTTCTTAGTTGATACCTTTTTACCAAGCGAAGAAATCGAAAAGCTAAAGAAAGAGCTTGGGAAAAAAGAAGTCATTTACGCCAATACTTATAATTGTGAAAAGGAGAATGAATATAGATACTTAGAGTGGATTATAAATGATTTCGTGTGTTCGCAGAGTACCGTGTTACTGGTTCACTTTAGTGGTGACGAAGAAGTAGCGAGAGAGTTGGGAGATACAAGTACAGAAATGATTATCCCGCTTATCACTTCCAAGTTGTCCCCACAAAACGTGACCAACCCGGCAAGTATAATTAAAGAAATGTTGATTAGATTACAGGAGAATAAATAATGGCATTAGAATTGAAAAAGGCACAGAGAAGTAAGGCATGGCTAAAATTGGGAATAGCCGCACCTTCTGGTGGTGGCAAAACCGCCGGAGCTTTACTGATCGCCTACGGCATGTTGAAAGAAAAGTACCCTAAACTTTCAGAAGATGAAATTTGGGGAAAGATTGCAATTGTTGATACAGAGAATGGTTCAGGACAGCTTTATGTGGGATCTGAAATTGCAGATACTAAATTTGGCGCCTACAATGTGGTTACAATTGACCCTCCATTTGAAGTTGAAAAATATATGAAAGCGCTTGCTTTGTGCCACGAAGCAGGGATGGAAGTTTGTATTCTAGATTCCATTACTCATGCGTGGAGCGGTGAAGGCGGTTTGCTAGAACAGCAGGGCACAATTGCTAAACGCACCGGAAACAGTTATACCGCATGGCGCGATATTACCCCACAGCACAATGCGTTTGTTAACAAGTTGCTCCAAATTCCCATGCACGTTATTGCTACTATTCGCTCTAAGCAAGAGTATGCGCAAGAAAAAACCGATAACGGCAAAAACATTGTACGTAAGCTAGGCATGGAGCCAGAACAGCGTAAAGGCATGGAATACGAATTTACTACCATGCTGGATATTGATGCTGAGCATAATGCTTTTGGTTCAAAAGACCGTACTTCCCTTTTTGACCAGAAGACATTCCATATTACCCCTGATGTTGGTAAGAAAATGATGCGATGGCTGGAGATTGGGGAAGATGCTCCTCCTGCAAAAGTTGTCGCTGTCAGCAAAGATGAAGCAGATACGATTGTTGATATGAAAGCTCGTGTTCTTGCTAAACTTAAGGCGCTTGGCGGTTCGTCTGTTGTTGAAATTAAACAGATTGTGTCAAAACACGCACCATCAGGTAACCCAAATTCAATTAGTAGTAAATCTGTCCTAGAAGAATTGTATGCCGAATTACAGGCATACGAACAGTCGATCACCGTAGAATCAGAATAAATTAGAGGAGATATAAAATGGCAAATCAAATTCAGTTAGTTATGTACGAAGGTTATCTCGCCGCCGATCCAGAAATGCGCTTTACCCCAGATGGGAAAGCGGTCACAAATTTCCGCATGGGCTCAAATCGCAGTTACAAAACCGCGAATGGTGAAAAGGTCGAAGAAACCACATGGTTGAAAGTTACCACATGGCGCAAGTTGGCAGAAGTTGTTGGTCAGTACTGCAAGAAGGGAACGCATGTTTTGGTAACAGGCATTCTCCATCCCGGCAAAAATGGCTCTCCTACGACCTATGAGTTGAAAACGGGCGGGTGGGGTGCATCCTATGAGATTACCGCAGAAAAAGTACGAATTTTCCGTTCTCCAACCGAAGCAGGAGAACCTATTGAAGAAGAAGATTCCGCATCGGAGTGGTAGTAAATAACTAAGACTAGGCAGGAATCACCTCCCGTGGTTCCTGCCTTTTTATCTCTCTGAAAGGAGTATAATGAGCCTAACAAAATATATGATAAATTTGGGAAAGCCAGTAGCTTATTTCCCTAACCTAAAAAGAGTCGCAGGTTCCACTAATGCCAATCTCTTATTGTGCCAGTTAATTTACTGGTGCGATAAGACAAAAGACAATGGTTGGATTTGGAAAAACTCGATGGAATTAGAGGCTGAGACAGGTCTTAGTTATAATGAGCAACGCTCCGCTCGGAAACGATTAGTAGAGCAGGGTATTATTGAAGAACGAGAACGAAAAACACTGCACCGTATTGATTTCAGAGTTAATCAAGAACGATTAAATGAGTTATGGGAAAAGTATGGCGATGGTGTGGAGAAGATAGAAGAAGCCCCATATGAAGATGAAGTTAAGCCAAAAAGTATTGAGGAAGTAAGGTCTAGATTAAAGCCACAATCGCAGGAAGTAATAGTGCAACAAGTCGAAAAACCTAAACCGGATATTGTAGAGCAAAGCCGAACGGTTGTAGATGCACTATTGGCGATGAATAGCTCAAAAGAAGGTCAGAGAACAGCAACAATCTTATCCATGAAAGACTTGATGAGAAAAAAGTTGCATATCAATCCTTCGGGCTCTAGGTGGGATGGTTTTATCGAGTTTGCTTATATAAGGCAAACAAAACATAACGAGCCATTAGAAGTATTTGTAAAATGGGCACTTAATAATCGATTTGACCCTGTATTTTGGACACCCGAAAAGATGTCAACGTTATACCCACAGGCATTTATTACAACAGATGAAAAGATTGAAGATGCCGATGAGCAGTTTACTAACTTGCTTCCTCAAATTCCAAAAGACAAGAAATCCGCTCCAATGCCGAAAAGCATGCGAAAAAGCAATGACTGGTAGAGGTAGTTTATGACAACAATGCTAGAAGAAGCCCTATATTATGCGAACAGAGGATGGTATGTTTTCCCGTGCCGGGAAAAGCCCACTTATGGTCTTGATGAAAACGGAGAAACGGTAGTAACGAAAGGGGAGAAAACCCCGTATACAACCCATGGTCTATTAGACGCTACTATAGATTCAGATCAGATCGTTGCGTGGTGGGGCACATGGAAAAATGCAATGATAGGCATCAATGCGGGCAAGTCTGGATTATTTGTCATAGACATCGATAAGAAAAACATTAATGGATTTGACACTTATTCAAAGTGGGACATCAATGACTCCGCCGGATTAAAGGCAATTACCCCGTCCGGCGGTATGCATATTATCTTTACAGGAAACGGAAAATCTTCTACTAATGGTAAAATGGGTATTGACACCCGTGGAGAAGGCGGTTATTTTATTGCGCCTCCTAGCAAAATATTAGAGGGAGAATACGCGGGAGAATACAAACAGCATAACGATTGGTCTAAAACTCCGGGAGTTATACCGGATGGTCTTATGGCAAAAGTGTTTCCGAATAAGACTATTGAGTATACCCGTGGTTCTATGCCCACCGCTACTGGAGAGAAAAAGCAACTTTCATTTGCTACAATGACCTTTCTAAGAGACGGAGCTGTCAAAGGTGAAAGAAACTCAAGCCTGTTTAAAGCACTGGCAGATTTTGCCGGATGTGGATACACTCAAGAAGAGGCAAAAGAAGTTGTTTTACCTGTGTCTGATAAGATAGGTCTTTCTCGTGAGGAATTTAAAACAGTATTATCTCACGCATATGCAAAACCGCGCACCTCGTCTATTCCGGATTCAATTCAAGAAAAAATTGCCTCCGGAGCTAAAGATGTGGCTAAGGATATTACATTTGATGAATTGCGCGTACTAGAGTATGCTGTTATTGCCGCATTGCTTATGGATAATACACTGATAGGTCCAGTATCAGATTTTCTATATTACGAAGACTTTAAAGTAATTGATAATACTGTTATTTATAAGGTTATCGTAAGGATGTATAACTCTGGAATGAGGGTTGATTATCTCACGGTTGCTAATGAGTTACAAAAAGAAGCTTCCCAAATAAAGCTTAAGAACATTGAAAGAATGGTTGATGACTATTTTGTTAATACAGATAATATTATTACATATGCGAATATTATCAAAGAAAAGTCGGCTATTCGAAAGCTTGAAGTTATTCTAGATAATAAAGAGAAATATTTAAAAGCGAAAAATTTCATACAAATGGTGTCCTCAGTTGAAGAGGACATTGCAAACGTCGCTATTTACGGTGGGGCAAATACTTCTTCTATATTACAATCAGATCAAGCGGTTGAGATGGCTCTTACTCACGTAGCGATGATACGTAACGGAGAGATACCCCAACTAAAAACAGGATTATCTTATTACGATAATTCAACAGGTGGGATATACTCAAATGAGTTAATCATATGTGCAGGAAGAGCGGGAGAGGGTAAGAGCGCATTAGCCCTTAGTATTATTAATAATGTCTCTTTGGGTCACGGTATTCCAACGGCAATGTTTTCTTTGGAAATGTCTACTTATGAAACAATTGCAAGATTGGTTTGTCAACTAACCGGAATAACGTTTCGTGAGATTTATCAGGGAGATTTGGATGATGATCAATGGGTATTGTACAATGAAGCGCTAGAAAACATAAAGAAAAGCAATATATATTTTGATGATAGCTTTGGCATAACCGTTCCTGAAATTAGATCGAAAATGCGAAAGCTTGTTGACAAAGGCGTTAAGCTTGTGGTGATTGACCAATTAGAGCAGATAAAAGGTTATGATAACCTTCCTCCTTATGTCCAATTTGATAAGATCGCCTATGATATAAAGAGGCTTACCCTAGAATTCAATATCCCGATTATATTGAATCACCAACTCAATAGAAACGTAACCAACCGCGCACTTAAAAATCCAGAGCCTCAATTGGCAGACTTAAATCAAGCGGGCGAAAAACCAGCTAATCAGGTATGGATTATCAGCCATAAGAAAGATGATGACGGTACGATTTTGAGGTCTAAGATTAAAGTCCTCAAGAATCGAAACGGAGCACGTGGGGATTTCCCGGTTGTATTTGTTGCTCCAAGAATGTTATTTAGTAATCCCGTTACTGCTGAGCAAGCCGAAGCATGGAAAGCGGGAGATGACGACGACAGCGACGACGGGCACTATACACCTAGTGCCTTTCGTTAGAAAGTAGGAAACCATATTATATGGATACAACAGACTATAGCTTTATTTTAGACAATATCAGATTTTCGTACTCGTCGGTTTCGACGTTTAGTACATGTGCATACGCTTTTAAACTTACCTATATAGACGCTCTTTCCAGAGAGCCTAATTTCTATGCGGAGTACGGAACACTTATTCACACTTGCTTTGAAAAGTACTTTATGGGAGAGGTAGATTACTATGACCTGCCCCAATACTTTATAGATAATTTTGACACTACTGTTATTACAGATGCTCCTCCTTATCCTGCTGGCATGCGAGAGAGGTATAAAGATGCAGGGATAAAGTTTTTCAGCGAGTTTTCGTTTAGTAAAGAAAACTATGATATAATCAATGTCGAAAGTAAGCTTGACTTTCACCTGAAAGATGATATAATATTTACTGCTAGACCAGACCTTGTTTTACAGAATAAAGAAACGAAGAAAATAGCACTTTATGATTATAAGTCGTCCAGCGTCTTTAAGACAAACAGGTTCGGCGTAGAGACAAGAGATGACAAGAAAATAGATGATTATTATCGCCAAATGTTTCTATATACATATGCTTTACGTGTGACAAAAGGAATTAAGATAGACGAGATTACTTTATGGTTTACAAGACCGGATAAACAAGTTACAATCCCATGGACTAAGGCAAAAGAGGATGCCGCCATAGCATGGGCAACTAGGGAAATTCATAAGATAAAGACTGCTGTTGATTTCCCATATGATAATACAAGTCAATATTTTTGTCAGAACCTTTGCGGGGTTCGAAGCCACTGCATCTATAAATAAATTGGAGATTAATGAATACATACGCATACGACATCGAGTGTTTTAAGAATCTGTTCACGGCTACATTTGTAAACGTGGATGACGATAAAGATATATTTACTTTTTATGCGGGCATAGATCAGCACGATTATTCCCCATTAGTAGATTTTCTAAAACAAGAAATGACTCTTGTTGGATACAACTCTGATTCGTATGACAATCCCATGCTTCGCTATATAATGACAAATCAAAAAAGCGACCTTACCAGAAGCCTTTTTGATTTGTCAGCGAAGCTTATTGATGATAACTATAGGTCTGATAGTAAACTACGGGAATTGCGCTATCCAAAAAAGGGCACCGATCTTTGGAAAACGGTTGATTTGATGCGCATTCTTGCTTTTGACAAGTTGGGTATCTCACTAAAGCAAACCGCTATTAATTTGCGCTGGCATAAGATTCAAGATATTCCTCTTTCACCAACAGAGCTTGTTAAAAAGCAAGATATTCAAATGGTAATGGATTATAACATGAACGATGTTTTAATTACGAAGAAGCTTTATCATACGATAGAGCCACTTCGTAAATTAAGAGAGGATCTGAGTGAAATATATCACGCCAATCTATCCTCTGCGTCTGACTCTGCAATCGCTAATATTGTACTGGAAAAGATTTATGCCCAAGAGCTAAAAGCTAATATGGCAATGATCAGAGACAAGCGTACAAATCGAGATAAGGTTTTGCTGAAAGATTGTATCGCTCCTTTTATTAAATTTCAAACGTCTGAATTACAAAGTTTACACGAGCGAATTGGTGCAACTTATGTCTACAATTATTTGGGGTACAAGTATACGGAAAGAATAGCGTTTGCCGGATGTAACTTTGACTTTGGAACAGGGGGTCTTCATAGTGCAGACACGGCTGGTGAATTTATAAGTGACGAGCAATACCTTATTCAAGATATGGACGTTGCCAGTTATTATCCTAACCTTATTATTAATAACAACTTTTATCCGGCGCATTTAGGACCAGACTTTATTAAGGTACTAAAACGACTGACTAATGATAGACTGGAAGCTAAACACGCCGGAGATAAGACAAAAGCAGACGGTCTTAAAATTACTATCAACTCAATTTTTGGAAAATTAGGGTCGAATACTTTTTGGCTGTATGATCCTAAACAACTTCTGTCTACTACTGTAAGCGGTCAACTCGGTCTAATGATGCTCATTGAAAAATTGCATCTTGCCGGAATAGGTATATTGAGTGCAAATACAGATGGTGTTGTATGCAAAATACCGAGAAATCTACTTGATAAATACTATCAAATAGCAAAAGAGTGGGAAGCAGAAACAAGTTTGCAATTAGAATTTACACCATACAAGCGTTATATCCGGCGCGATGTCAATTCCTATATTACTGAAAAGACAGATGAGAGCACGAAAGAAAAAGGGGCGTTTTTACAAGATGTTGACTTAAAAAAAGCTTATAAAATGCCGGTTGTCCAAAGGGCTCTATATCAATATTTTATAAATGACATTCCGGTAAAAGAAACCCTGTCTAACTGTAAGGATATTTTAGACTTCTGTATATCTCAAAAAACAGGAAATGATTTTGAAGTAGAGCTTCATGGCGTGAACGGGATTACCAAATTACAAAAAACTAATCGCTTTTATATATCAACAAGTGGTGGAAGTTTTATTAAACGATCCAGAACATCAGGAAAGATGATTGGATTGTACACTGGAAATACAGTGCAAGTGCTTAATGATTATGATGAGACTAAACCTTTTGAAGAATATGACGTTGATCTATACTTCTATGAAAAAGAAGCGCAAAAAATGATTGATGAAATCAGACCTCCTCAACTATCTCTATTTTCTAACAGTGATATTGGGCAGAGCACAATCCCTAAAATGGAACACGCAGTAAATCGAGACGCAGAAAAAACAGACATTACAGATATAAATTATCTGAATAAGCTTGGAAAGAATCAACTTTTAAAAAGAATAGAAGAAGTCGTAAAAGCCGGAGATAAACTACCAACAGTAAATTCATTATATGCTTATGTCATGGACATATTACCTAGATACATGAGTGCCACTCTGTATGCTTTAAAAAGCGGGAAAGAAACAGTTATAAAGATCGATAGATCAGCGTATAAATCAAATAGTATATTCCCGGGGCAGTTAATATATTGTAAAAAATTTAAAAAAGAAGGAGGGGAATATATACTCGAAGAATATGACATTAAAGATAGTTTGGAAATAGATGAAGAAACTTTGTTTTAGACCTTGACAAACCGAGTGTTTTGTGTTACAATAGTATGAAATTAAATTTAGAGAGGATTAAATGATAAAGGGTTTAGAATTTGATGATGTTTTAATCGAGCCAATGCCGTCTCAGGTTTGTTCAAGGGATGATGTTGATATAAGTGTAAAGTTATCAGATAGCTTTACACTTTCTTTTCCGCTTATAGCTTCTCCAATGGTAGGAGTAGTAGATGGTAGATTTGCAAAACTGTTATCTGATTTAGGAGGTATTGCCATTCTACATCGCTTTTACAAATCAAGCGATATGTTTTACGCAGACGTTAGAGAGAACCTTACAGAAACAGACAATTATGGCATTTCTTTAAAAGTGGGGGATATTTCTTACATTGACTATATAGACGTCGGTTTTGAGCCTAAAATTTTGCTTGTAGACACAGCTAATGGGTATTTAAAGACCGTACTTGACTATTGTGAACAAGTAAAAAGATATATTGTAAAACATAATCTTCCTATATTACTAATGGCTGGCAACGTAGTTACAGAGCAAGGGTGTATTGATTTGAACAACGCGGGGTGCGATTTGATTCGCGTAGGCATTGGCGGTGGTTCCCCGTGCTCTACCCGGAACAAAACAGGGATAGGCGTACCGGCAGTTACTGCAATTCAAGACTGTTTCTCCGATGATTACAAAATTGTAATTGATGGCGGCATACGTACGTCTGGAGATTTTGTAAAAGCAATTGTGGCAGGAGCAGACTTAGCAATGGCAGGTAAGCTGTATGCCGAAACATTTGAAGCTCCAAATGACGGCGTGCTTTATGGGATGGCAAGTCGCACAAATATGGAAAAGGTAAATATGCCAATCAAGTCTGTAGAAGGTTTTGATATTAGGATTGAAAAACAGCACCATCTTGCAGATTTTGTTAAAGAATTTGGTTACGGAATAAAAAGTGCAGGAACATATTTAGACGCCCGCTCTTTAGACGAAATAAATCTCAACGGGCATTTTATTCAAGTGACTGATTACGCAATCAAAAAAAATATATAAAGGAGACATATGTTTGAGAAGAAAAGATCAATTTCTAAAGTAGCACAAAACATTCTTAAAAAAAGGTATTATTCTGCTGGTGAAAGCAGTTGGGAGGATATCGCCAATCGTGTCATCGAATGGGTTATTCCTGATGCACCAGAAGAGCGTAAAGAAGCAACCCGACAAATGATTATGAATACTTATTTCGTACCAAATTCCCCTTGTTTGGTAAACTCAGGCAAGCCAGAAGGTGGGCTTAGTGCTTGTTTTGTAGTGGATTTTCCAGATACAATTGAGGGTATTTACAAAACAAAGCTTGACTTCGCTCTGATCGCTCGTAAGGGAGGCGGCTGTGGAACATCTCTAAGCCAAATTCGCCCGGAGGGGGAGACAGTCGCGGGAAGTACACATGGGTACGCAGGAGGTCCTCTAAAGTTTGCAGACACCATCTCCCATGATGCGGACGCTCTCACGCAAGCCGGCTTCCGTAGTATGGCAATTATGTTTACCCAATCGGTATACCACCCCGATATTCTAAAGTTTATCAACGCCAAAGCGGAAGAGGGTAAGATAGCTAACGCCAATATCTCTGTAACTGTTGATGACGCATTTATGAAAGCGGTGGTTTCAGATGGTAAATATTGGACACGTTTTAAGGGTAAGAAATATCAGGAATATCGTGCTCGTGATGTCTTTGATATGGTTATTGAAGGTATGTGGAAAAACGGGGAGCCGGGTATGTTATTCTATGATAGGATTAATGACTCTCCATATAAGTACGCAGGAGAAGAATTAATTGCAACAAATCCTTGTAGCGAGCAGCCACTTAGCTTTAATGGCTCCTGTAACCTCGGCTCAATTGACTTATCAAAGTTTTTGGATAAAAGCAACGAGTTTGAGTGGAATAAATTTGAAGTTGCTATTCGCTATGCTATGCGCTTCTTAGACGCTGTTGTAGACAGAGGGCAATTCCCAACACCAGATATTACAGAATGGGCTCGCACACATAGGGCAGTTGGGCTTGGAATCATGGGATATGCAGATGTGCTTTTGATGAAAGAAATCGCCTATGGCTCTCCGGAAGCTATCAAACTTCTTGAAGATATCCTTTTAGTTATGGATACTGTTTCGGTTGACGAATCTGAAAAAATGGGCAGAGAATTTGGCGTTCCAGAAAAATGTCAAAATTTACCTTCCCCGCGCCGAAATATTACTACTAATACTATTGCGCCTACAGGTACAATCAGCTTAATTGCTGGTTGCTCTAGCGGTATTGAACCTATCTTTAGTGAGATCACGGTACGCAATGATAAAACGGGTACATATACCTTTGAGAACGATTTGGCTGAGAAACCTTATTTTCGTTGCGCTGTTTCTTCTAATGGGGCGCAGGAAGTTACTTGGCAAGAACACGTGGAAACTCTCGCTGCGTCTCAAAAGTATATCCAGTCGGGTGTCTCTAAAACGGTTAATTTTCCCAATAATACCAAAAGAGAAACCATTGCTAATGCGGTTATGATGGCATGGCAAAAAGGGTGCAAAGGCATTGCGGTTTATCGTAACGGTAGTCGTAAGGTAGAAGTTTTAACCCCGAAGAATATCCAGAAAGAATTGTGCCCTGTTTGCGGTAAAAGTATGGTTGAAATCAACGGTGAGAAACGTTGTATTTTCTGTACCAAAGACAGCCTTGTTACTAACACCTCAACATATTACGACTAATCGGCGCTAAAATTGGTCCACTTTAACCCTTGACAAAACAAGAAAAGTGTGATACAATATATATTAGAAAGTTAGGGAAGTGCTCCCCCACTTTTCTAACTTTCTAAATAAAATAATACACGGGGAGGTGTATATGAAAGATGTTTTTGGAATAATATATAAAGCAGAGTTTCCAAATGGGAGAGTTTATATAGGGCAAACTACAAGAAACTTGTCGGTAAGAAAAAGTCAACATATTAATAAAGTTAGCAAAGAAAATGTCGCTTTTCATAATGCTATTGGAAAATATGGAGTCGATACCGTTGTTTGGTCTATTATAGATACAGCCAAGTCTACTAAAGAGTTAAACGATAAAGAAATTTATTGGATTTCAGAATACAATTCTTATATACACTCTGAAAATTCTAACGGGTATAATATGACACTTGGCGGGCATTCTACATTAGGATGGATTCCTTCCGAAGAGGTAAGAGATAAGATATCTGCTTCAAATAAAGGTAAACGCATTAGTGAAGAGCAAAAAGCCACACTATCTAAATTATTAAGTGGGAACGGCAACCCCATGTTTGGGAAAACACATTCGCCAGAAGCAAGGCAAAAAATGAAAGAGGCGGCTACTGGACGAGTCGTGTCTATAGAAACGCGGGCTAAAATGTCAACTATCCAAAAAGATAGAGTGTTCACAGACGAACACAGGAAAAATTTATCAGAAGGAGCCCGTAAAATGTGGCTCAGAAGGAAAAACGGAGAAAATAATGGATTTTAATAAGTATATGGAAGAGTCTTCACGAACCACAGCTTCGCTTGATAACAAACTAATGGATAACCTTCACTATACCATGGGGATGGTTACAGAGGCGGGAGAACTAATAGATGTATTTAAGAAGCATGTTGCTTATGGTAGAGAGATAGACTGGGTAAACATTGTCGAGGAACTTGGAGATTTTTGTTGGTATTTGGCAAACTTTTGCAGAATAAATAATCTCGATTTCGGTGAAATTTTAGATATAAATATTGCCAAACTTCGCGCTCGATATCCAAATATGTTTGATAGTGAGCACGCTATTAATCGGGACTTAGCTAAAGAACGTGCTATTTTAGAGCAGTAGTAAAACAGTAAAAAAATAGCGCACCAATTACGGTGCGCTATTTTTTGTTCTTATTCGCTTGTTTTTTCGCCAACATGTTTTCCATTTGATTTCCTGCGAATGGGAGCTTCTAATGGGACTAAATTCTTTTCTTTCATTTGTGCAATCAACACTGAATTATATTCATTTGTAGCGTCCAAATCAAAACGCAGAGAACTTATAAGCTCTTCCTGCTCAACAAGTTTAATGCCTTGCTGATTAAGTCTAAGCGTTTGCGCTTCAATAGTCCTTGATTGGTCTTTCAACGCTAAATCCTGCTCAACTACTTTTGATGCTAGCAAATCGTGTGCTGTTTTGAGTATATTATAGTCACCCTCTATTCTTCCTAATCTAGCTTGCAGGGTAACCGCTTGCTCCGCCGCTTTTAAGGCAATGGTATTGAACTGGTCAGCAACAGATGCTTCCTTGCCTTTGTTATCTAACTCTGCCCCTTTGACCTCTTTAGGTATCATTTTTATGGCTCTTATCCATACAAACACAGCACCAACAATAGCCACAAAGCTAGTTCCAATCGAAGCAACTAGCCATTTAATTAGTTCTTGAGTAAGTTCCATTGTTCGCTCCTTCCGCTCTTCTCAAACTTGTATCTAATATACATCCATATAGCTACAGCCGCAGAAGAAAGCAAAATTACAGGTCTGATAAACAAGCTACCAAAAGAAAATTGTTGTATTGGTGTGTAGTTAAATACCGATTCTTCTGCTATATATCCGAATATAATCACCCACGCAAAACCAACAAATGTTTGTAATGCTACAATCCAATCAAATTCTCTTTTCATCTTTGTAATCAATAAATAGCCAATCCCAAAACGAACTATTGTAGCAGAAAAGAATACTATTAGTACAGCAAGTATAAAAGTTACCACGTTGTATAGAGTTGTCATAAATATTTACTTCCTTTTCTTTTAAATTTTTCGTTTTCACTTATTGCTGTACCGACTGCCTCAAGTAAAATAAGCGGGCGTATTACCACTGCCCCAAACGAAGCATTGTCAATAAATTGCCCTTTTATTGCTGTGACAATAATTATATAACTAAATGCGGCTACAAATAAAAAGCTAACTATTAAATTAAAATAAGTGGTAAAAAATACTTTACCGGTAGTGTGTTTATAAAGTAAAATCCTTTTTATATTATAATATATAGCCCATGAAAACCAAAAGATGATATTTACTGACAAAACTATTGCCAAAACATCAAATGCTGAATTTATTACTTGTGTTCCTTCTATCATTTCAAATCCTTTCTTTTTTGTCTATATCACTCATTTTCATAAGCAAAATGAAAAGCCCTACTCAAATATATCTTTCGGGCTTTATCTTGATTTATAACTAAAAGTGTTATAAAATGGTGCTTTTATTATAAGTTATTCCAAAGATTTTCATTTTCAAATTCCAATATAGTCCATGTATCATAATATTTAATATTATAATCAGTCAAACCGTCTTTATCCCTTTCTTGTATTTTAGCAAGACGGTTAGCCATACTTTTTAGTGTTATCATCGGGTGATATACGTTTATGTTTCTGCTATAATTTATTTCTTTTAGGTAAGAAGGTCCTAGTGTTGTCTGAAAATTAAGCATACGCCAACTTGAGAAATCATTAATATCAAATGGATCTCTTTCCTGTATATATGTATAATATGGGTGATTCGTGAGAATATCTATTTTTGGAATAACAAATTTTGGTTCAGATAATCTTCCTAGTAATATAGGTGTTGCTGAAAATATTATTCTTGGAATATATAATACAGGATAAGTTTTTTTCAGTATTTTTGTATTTAAAATAAGACGCACTTCTGGAACTACAATCAAAAACATTATGACAAGTTTATCATAGAAGCCGTGAACTATTACGTCAAAAGTATTAAATATCTTTAAGCAGGCATTAAAGACAAATGGTTTTATTAAAGATACATTAAACGTTTTTTTAGAATTGGTCAGAGATATGTTAAAAGAGTACTTGCTTTTCATAGTAACCCCTTATAAGGGGTTACTAGCGTTATGGTATATTACTAACCCTGAAATCGGAATAGACAAAACAGTATTTGATTCAATACTTCTGGTAGGACTTATTTCACTATACCACAACACATTTCCTGTGCCTTTTACTTGTGTATTTGCAAGAAATATATATTTGATGGTTCCCCAATTAGTTGTGGATTCAAGAAATTCAATAGGCACGGTATTAGTAAGACTTCCAGAACTAGCAGCAGTAAAGTTACTCAAATTTCTAGTAATAGCAACTCTATAATAATCTGACGCACTTGGTTCAATCAATCCAGCTAAACTACCACTTTCAACTGGTGTGCTGGTTGATAAACCTAATCCAAAATATAAATTTGAAGGTAACTCTCCCCCATCTATTGCCCTTGCCCTAAATAAGTAATTAAGCAAAATATTTTCAAAATAGTATGTTGATGCCATAATTTTCTCCTAGTTTGCTCCTCCGGGGAACATGATTATTTTTCCTTGTGCTGGAATATATAAAACATTAGCGGCGTCTCTTACTAAAATTTGCTGTTGATAAACGCCAGATTTGTTTTTTGTAAGTTCGCTTGGTATTATAAATCGTACCATATTTCCATTAGTTGCTGAAGGAGCAAGCGTAATAATATCTTCTCCTTTGGGCTCTCCGTACCTAAATATGATCAGACTGCAACTTGTATAAGTAGTTAGCTCACTACCTTCTGATTTATATAGATAGAAATTAAGCTCTACTGTAGTTCCGGCAATAAAACGCACTTCTTCAAGATTATTAGAGACAATGGTTGAAAAAGAGGTTGATGAATTATCCATATTATTTCTCCTGTTTATCTTCCTGTTTATCTTCCTCAGATTTTTCGTTGTCTTTTCTTATCTGTTCTAATACAGCATCAAGGGTTAAGCGTATTTTATACATAATCATAGTACTATCCCCTTTTGTCTCAATTATAGCTAAAGCCTCTCTCATGCCTTGTATATGAGATAAACATTGGTCATTAATTTTATTGTACTTTTCCATTATAATTTCCTTTCTAAATATACTAACTTTTTGCTTACCATTGACTAGTTCCTGTTAATATCCCAGCTGTAAATGTCAATCCGTATCCCCCAACTCCACTACTTTTCATCACGGATACATTTATGCTCTTTCCTGTGCCACCGCCCCATATATTAAAGCTAGTAGCATAAGTAGCACTAAAGTAAGGGCTGTCGTTATATCCATATCCGGGAGATGGAAGTTCTGATCTCGATAAAATCTCGTTGCTGGATGAATAAGATCCCTTATATATGCTACCTCCGTTAGCAGTAAGAATTATACTTGTTTCCGCATATATTTGTACAGAACTGGTAGTAGACTGAAAACCCATGCCTCCTGCGCCCGTAACCGTGCCTCCTCCAGTAAAATCTAATCTAGATCCAAAACTAGGGTGGGTGCCGATCCAGCCCCCACCAAAATTCCAGTACCCTGAATCAATCCTAGTTGGAGCAAGATATCCAGTAGAGAAAGGAGTGAGGCTATATCCTGAACCGTTATTAATTCTATCAGACGGAACAGGGGCATTAGTAATTTGGCTCCAGTCAACTGCCCCGTAAATTTTATTAGCATAAATAGTTCCAGAGAAACTACCGCTCGCGGCACTAATATCTCCCGAAAAGGTGCCGCTTCCGTTTATTATCAAAGTTGACCCGTTCCAACTTAATGAGTTACTACCTGCTCCACTGAGATAGAAGTTTCCATATTTGTCCATATATGTTTTCCAACTACTACCGTTCCAAAATCCAAGATTAGTACCATCCATATATAGTCCAGAAGGAGCTCCTGCATAAGAGCCAGAGACATAGTTAGGCTTATTTGTGAGGGTATTCCATGTGGGCATGGTAAGCCCGGTTGATTCGCTAATATCTCCAACAAATTTTCCGGTTGCGGATTGAAGCATCCCTGCAAATGTACCGGTTGCACCAACAAGCGACCCGCTCATTTTTATATTTCCGCTACTATCTAAACTAAAAACAGGAGTTGCCCCTTTTAGTATACTAATCCCAGAAGTAGGATTTATATTTATAGTATTGCTACCGTTATTAGCCGATAATTGTAAGTCCATATTAGTTATTCCAACTTGTGATCCAGAAACCATGAAACTAGAATTGCTATTTGTAATTATCAATTCATTGCTGGCAACTAGTTTCCCAACGATAGTATCCGCAACAAGCCCCCACGTGTCTATAGGGGGAGTTGTTGTAGTATCTTTAAAATGCCCCAATGCCATTTTTGCGGTAGCCCAACTATCATCAGTAAAAGCAAGCATGTTGTTAGATAACCAAATCTGATTTGGCTCAAAAGTTCCGTTAATATCTTTTCTCTTTCCTCTGATGCCCGCTTCACTAATGACGAATTCTTGATCTTTACTACTAATAATATTATTTTTAGCCGCATTAAGAGCGTCTTCCATGAATCTGGTTACGTCGCTTTTATAATTTTCTTCAAAGTTGCCCCATTTTAGTGAATTAACCTTAGTTGATTTAGTTCCGTTAATAGCTTCGCCCATTAAATCTGAAAATTTAAAAGAGGAATTGTCTAAACGCATCCGATTTCCAAAAATAAGTTTAAAATTAGAAGGGTCTTCTAAATCATAATCTATTCCTAACAAAATAGCTCTTACCCAAAGACCCTCGTCTGCCTCTATGGTTATAATGTGTCCTAATTCTAATTCGTTTTCAAAACTAGCAAATTCTTCAATTTCTGTGAAATTTACACTGTTTACTTCAAACGTATATCTAGGTTCCGATAGTTCCTCTAGTATACCTGTTGCCTTGTCTAGTAAACGTTGCTGCTCTGATTGTATTGTAGAGCCACTCATGCTGTCAAGTAAAACGTAATTGTCATTTATATAACTGGATTCAACAATAAACGGTTGCAATTGCTGAATCTCTCCTGCGGTAAAATTTTTAGAAAAAGAAAGATCATCGTTTATTGCATTTAGTTGTGCTATTTTGGCATCTATTTGATAATTTTTAACGTCCTCTTGTGTTTCCTTATCTTTTAACGCTGATTCTAGGCTAGCAAGTAATGCAACTGCGTTATTATAAGCTGTCGTGGTCGGCTCGTTTCCTTCTCCTGCTTCAATTAAACCTTTAAGAGTAATTTCTGCGGCAGCACGGGAACCGCTAATAGAGTTTATTTCAGATTGGATTACCACTAACTCGTCTTGTAAATTAGATAGCTCAAGAACATGAGCTTTATAATCTGTGGCAGAACCGAGTACAAGATTTTCCCATGCAATAATTTTATTTCTCAGGTTAATATCCATCCACAGGGAGCTTCCGCCAGAATTCAAAGCAGTAAAATAGTCAAATTTATAAATATTATTTGTACCTATAGGATTTACTCTACGAATATCGAGACCTCCTGCGCCTAAAACAGTTAAACTTGTAACAAGTTCGTCGGTAATTTCTTCTTTTTTTATGGTTTCAATAAGATTGTTATAAGATAAAAAGATATTAGTTTCTTGTGTTATATTTTCCGCTTCTCTGGCAGAAATCGTTTTATTTATAGTATCAAAAATAAAAACTCTTTCATATGCTTTTGATGCTTCATCAACAAGAAAATTATAAATAGTTGAATCTGTTACATCAAAAAATCTCCAATCTTCGGGATCTATATCCACTGTTCCTACTGTCCAGCCCGGCATATAATTCAATATCTCCCCAATTAAATTAGGCGTAGCCGGTATAGTGCTCCATAATTGTAAAGGTTGAGGTATTCCCTCATTATTTATTGGTTTAAATAAACTTAGTTTTCGTTGTGCAAATTCTACCTCTAAAGATTGACCATTAATCTCTTTATACTTCTCAATTCCGTCGCCATGCTCAATAACAGATGTTATCATGAAATATGCAATATCTTTTAAATATACAAGCCTTTTATAAGTTAGCAAATCATAATAATCTACTTTAACGTTGTCTACGTACTGGTCAGCTCTAAAGGATATTTCCGAAGGGGCGTTAAACCTATGGCTATATTTTCGTTCTGATATCTGACCTAAATAAAAAAGCTCTTCTTTATTAGGATTACAAAGAATAAAGTCAGGAGCATCTTTAAAACCAAATGAATTAAAATCTGTCATATTATCCTCCTACCTTTAATCTTTCTTGAAATTCAATAGTTCCTTCACTATATCCAAGCCAATCATCTACACCTTTTTTATGTACCCATATTTCTATAAAATTTGCCCCGGGATCTAGTTTAAACCAGTTTTTACTAAAGCATTGTAATATGGTAAGTCCGGGAGCGGGAGTTCCGGTTATAACTTGCGTGTCATTATTGATTGAACCGGAAGAATTATCTCCAAGAGGGAATAACCTTGTATCGCTATAGGTACCGGTGTATGTATTATCTATATACTTTCTAAATATTATTCCATCAGTTGCGGTTACCCCTGCTCCTGCCTTGAGAGTATATGTAAGCAATGGATATGTATACGCTTCTTCGGATGAATTGTTATATATTGTTTGTCTCCAAACATTTCCTGCATTAGTAAATACTATTTTTTTATCTCTGTAAGCAAAAGGGCTATCGCATACCACGTTTACCTGAAAAGCATAATTTACTCCACCGATATACATTGGCTCGGGATTTGTTAGAAAACAGTTAAAATATGCTCCTAGCAAATCATCCTGTAAAATATGTAATTTTTTATAATTAGCCCTTCCAAAAAGCCATTTAGAAATAATACTTCTTTCTTCCGCACTAATCGGATGAGCTCTTCCAAATGTAAGTTTAAATTCGAGTACCGGCTCTTGCGTTCTTCCCAAAAAATAAGGCTTTGATTTTCTTAGAACTTGTTGGGTAATTATATTTATATTAGAACTTCCTATGCCGTTAAATAATCCGCCATCTTCAAAACTTATTATTTTCAAATCAAACATTTGGGAGGAAACACCATCAAACTCAAAATCATATGCGTAAAAACTTCCCATAAAACCTCCTAATAAGAGGGGGGACTTTGTCCCCCCCCATTATACTTACATACTAAAATTAGTAGCATTTCTTCGTATCCCTCTGCGTTCTAATGACATATTTATCTCTCTTATAACTGAATCTTTTAGTTCGGGCAAAGAATTTTTATCTAAAGAACCATTTACAGTTATGGGCATATTAAATGTCATGTCCCCGACACTGTTGTTCGTGTTGTTTGTTTTTGTTACTTGGGGATATGAAGCTATTCTAGGTAAAATATTATTCATAAATTGATCCATTTGATTTTCAGTAGCTACATATTCTCCTTTTAATAACTTTGCGAATACCTCGTTGCTTCTGAGATTACCGGCAAACTCGCCATCGTGGTGCTCTTCAATCAGACCGCCTTGATGTACTGTCTGATGAGGGATATTTGCCCCTAAGTCCCATCCTCTAGCTCTTGCGTTTAAGCCTGCAAGAGTGGTTGCCTCAATTGATGCCAGCACCATTTCGGCTCGTAGTTGATTAATATTTTGTCTAATTTGGGTTACCTTTAAGTTTTCGTCTTCCCATTTTTGTATCGCATTAGCCATTTCTAATATTTGGTCATCAGACATCTTTTTAAAATCAACGCCGTATTCTTGCAATTTTGATTTTGCGTCTTCTATCTTAGTAATAATTCCGTCGAAAGCAGCTTGAATAGTGCTACCAAAAGAGCTTCCTGCCCCTCCCGCAGATCCCATTGCGGATTCTAATTCTTTTATTTCCGCTTTTGTTTCAGATAAAATATCTTTTTGTTCTTTAAGCTTATCTTTATTATCGTCTAGTGCTTCATCTTGAGATTTTATGGCTTCAATAAGGAGGTCTATTGCGTCTTTTTGTGCATTTATACTATCTTCAAAAGCTTTTTTAAGATCATCAAGAGCGGTAAGTTGCAGGTCTAGTTTTCTGTCTTCGGAATCCTCTTTTATTTCTTCTTCGAGTCCTGCCGCTTCTTCTTCTAATCCTAGTCGTTTTGCTCTAGCTTCTTCACTATTGTCCAGTGCTAATAAAGCAATTTCAGTTTTTAACCTTGCGAGAGATTTAGCTTTCTTTTGAGCCTCATCGCTAAACTTTTCTTCCTCTCGGGCTAATTCAAGAGATTCCTTCCGGACATCGATATACTCATTATAATCGTCCATCAAGTCATCAAGCGTATCTTTTTCTTTCTCATAAGCTTGTATCTTTTTATCAAGTTCTTTTTTCGCTTTGTCAATTGCTTTTATTTGATTGTCGATTGCTTTTATTTCATTTTCAATTTCTTTTATCCGAGGATCTTCTTCTTTTTTCCCGCCACCACCGCCACCACCGCCACCAGAAAACTGTACAGGAGCAATTGCGGTGGCTAGTCCATGCATTGTATCTAAAAGCGCTCTTTGGGCGGATACATTGATACCCGCTTTTTCCGCTGAGGCTAAGTTTGCGGCGGCATTAGCCCATAAACCGGCGTTTACCATAGATAAAGTATTTGTTAAATCTACATTAGTAGCCCCTTCTAGTGACTTAGCATATTGTGCCTGTAAACTGGCTTGTGCCTCATCGTAATGCGCTTGTGTTAGAACGTTGGTACCATCAGCAAGAGTTACACCGGCAGCCGCAAGTTTATAGATTGTATCAGCACTAAGATATCCCTGCTCGTTTTGCTCTTTAATAGCGTCGGTAATAGCATTTGCACTGCCAATAACCAAATCGTTTGCGCGACCTAATTGCTCTGATCTTTCTTGAAGTAATCTCTCTACCTCTTCTAAGTTACCGGCTTCTAATGCAGCCTTTATGAAAGAGTCCCATAGTTCGTTGTTACTATCGGTTAAGTCAAATTGTTGTCCAAGCAGATCTTTAGCTACAGCCGCTAGTTGCTCATTAGTCGTTATAATATTTCCTTCGCCGTCTGTAAATGTCTGCGTTGTTTCATCAAACTTTATTTTAAGGGCTTCCAATTTAAAAAGCGTATCTTCACTAACAGGCTGCGTATTTCTAACATCATCGAGAGCCTGCTGGAATAATTTCATTTGCTCTATAGTTTCTGGTATCTTTGTGCTATATAAATATGAGTTAAGTTCTTCGTCGTATCCATATTTTATAGCGTTTTGACGTTTTTCCCCACCTAAATCAGATCCTTCAAGTTCTTTTTCCCTTCTCCTATTATTGCGACCACTTTCTGACCAAAACTCGTCATATCCTTTATATGCTTCTTGAACTTCTGTAGTAGCTATATCTTTTGAAAATTGAATAAGACTTTCTTTTATTGCGGGGGCTATTCCTTCTCTAACTCCTGTTACAAAATCCTTTGCACCTTGAGCTCCAAGATCGTTCATTGCAACGCCGTACTTTTGTAATTCATCGTAATAAACTTGGAATTTTGCTCCCTTTTCTTCTTCAGGTGCATTTTGCCATTTTTTATATGCTTTTTCTAGTGAGGCTGTATCTGAATACTGCGTTGAATTTACGCCCATTCCGCCTGAAGTTTGTCCATATAGAAATTCTTTTGCAACTGCTTTAGATTGTTTTTCTTTTTCTTTAGCAAGGTCTTGAAGAGCACGTACTTGCTTTCTGACTTGATCTGTTATGTCGCTAATAACATTTCCCTCTATATCATATGCCGCTATTATGCTTGGAAAGGTTTTTGCTAATTCGTTTCTAACAGATATAAGCTCATTATTTACTTTATTATATTCATCTGTACCTTCTGTTAAAACAGATAAGTCACTGGTTAGCTGCCTATATTGGTTTTCTAAACTATAAGCAGAAGAAAGTTTTTGCTGTGTTTCATCGGCTTCTTTTTGTGCTTCTTCAAGTTTTTCCCATGCTTCTTTTTGAGTTACAACAGACTTTTCTATCAGTACACCTACGGCAACTAGCGCAGCTCCTGCGGCGATAAAAGGAAGAAGCGGGGCTATAGCCCCCCAAATGCTAGCAGCAAGAGCTTTAAAACCTCCTGCGGCGGCTGGTGTAACAACAGCTAACGTCTCGGTTCCGGCGACAGCCGGTATTGTGGCACCTGCTTCAGCGGATAGTGCTGCGCCCGCTTGTCCAGCAGCAGCAGCAAGGAGCCTTTTTGCTTCCATCGCTTTCAGATCACTTATTACCATTCTATCTGTTATGGCAGTGACTATAACACTTTCTTTTCCTAATTTAGCCATGCCCAATTCTAACCCAGAAAATAGTTTACTACCTCCAGAAAGTCCCGGGGCATCAACAAACTTCATAATACTTTTGCCAATAACACTTATTGTATCTGCATTTTTTAGACCAAACATCGCCAGTTTTAAAGTGCCAAATAAAGCAATAAGCCTCTTTATAGCTACTTCTAAGCCGCCCGTATTATCTATCAGCTTTAATATAGCTGTACCAAAATCAATAATTTCAGAAACAACACCGGTGCTTATAGCATCTTGAAATAAGCCCTGAAGGGTTGCTTGGAATACAGCAAGTTTAGCCTCTAGGCTTTCCATATATATTTTGTATCTATCTACCGCTAAGCCAGCAGAGCTAAATTGAACTTCCTGTAGTTCTAATGCCCTTCCCATATTTTCCATGAGAACAGTAAATAAGTTTACTTGTCGAATACCCGCAATAGATTTAGAAATATAAGCTTGTTGAGTTCCGCTAAGACCGTCCCATTTTCCAGCTAGTTCTTCTAATACGCCGCCGAAATCTCTAAATTCATCTCTTGATACTCTTAACTCTATATTTGCTTCTTTCAAAGCCAGTTCAACGTTATTTATACCCAGTTTATCTTCGTCAAGCTTTCCACCTTTAATATCCTGCATACGAGTAAGCATTGTTTTAAAGCCTTGACCGATTGATTCCGCGTTTTGGCGAGTTGTCTCGGAAACAGTTGCAATATAGGAGACTAGTTGCTCGAAAGATACTCCGGTTTGCTTTGCGACTGCGGCAGAATACTGCATTGCTACAGCAAGCTCTTTTGTACTTGTTGCAGCAACATTATCTACAGCAACCAACTTATTTACAATATCCGTTGCCTGACTTGCTTCCATTCCGTAACCATTTAGAGTCGAAGTCAATTTTTCAGTTGCATCGGCTGCTTCCATGTTGCCAAGTTTTGAAAGCATAAGTGTTGATTTTAGTAACTGACTTGTTTCTTCAATTGTCTTACCTTGTCGTCTGTTATATTACTTTTGAAGTCCGTTATTCTTCAAAAGATTCTGTTTTAGCATTTAAGTTATATGTGTATTTGCTGTAATTTTTCTCTAATAAAATATAAAAAGCTCTATTTTTTATTAATAGAAGTTCTTTATCATTAGGTAAAATATCATCAGCCGATATAATTCTAAATTCCTTATATCCTTTGTTTTTTAAAAAATTGCTTCTATATAATTCTTTATCATTAAAACTTTTTTCTGATATATGCCCGAGTTTTACTCCCAGTGTATGCCCAGATCCGTCGTATTCTAAATAAACTTTAGTATTTTCAAAAAATATATCTAAAAAATAAGGAAACTCTGGATAATTAAGTATACCGCCATATAACTTGTTCAAATGTTTTTGCTGTATACTCGTTTTTGTTTTCTTATAGTTTTTTCCATATTTCTTTATAGATGTTTTGGAACATTTTTCTAATATTGTTTTATTTTGAAACGGGTACTGAACTCCTAAATTTCGCATATTTTTCTTTTTAGATTTTTCTTGCACTTCTTCATTTCTGAGAGAGCATTTATTACCATATTTTCTTAAAGAAGTATGCACCATTTTTTCTTGTTTACATTGTTCACAACATATATCTTGCTTTGTTTCTAAATATCTTCTATAACTTTTTTTAAAAGTTTTTCCGCAATATGCGCATACTACGTCTATCTTTAACCCAGAACCAACAGGTAATTCACTAACAAATATTTCAACGTATGTATTTTTTGGCTCTGTATATCCTATTTTCCTAAAATGCTCTTCATTAAAATTATTTATTCTGACCATTATTTTTTGATCTTCTATATTCATAACGTTCCTTTGTTTTGTTTGCTAAAACAGATTTTCTCACGATTTCTCGCAAGCATAGACTATATCATCGGCTTATAGCCGTTCTCCGCTTCCATTTAAGGGGATTTCACCCACGCATAACGATTGCGCCGTACTTCTATTGCAGAAATTTCTATTTCTGCCTAGGAATAGTCGTTGGACCTTGAACAGTATTACTGTCCCTTGGCTGCGGATTGCCCAATACTTTTATTTTTTACCATATCGAATACATTACTATTCGCCCCGATCTATATCACTATGATCGGTTGGTATAAAAGTCTCTAAGGGGTTTCCCGTCAGTTCGAAGAATTTTAAGTGGTCTGTAAAAATTAGTTAAACCACTCCACGCTACCACGAGCTACCTCGAGCGTGGAAGAGCCCATTTCTTTCGCAAGATTATTAAACGAACCTGCAAGCCTATTTATTTGATCCGCCGTTTTAGCGCCTTCAACTTGCAGTATTTGAATTTTGGTCATCTCTGTATTTAAGTCAATTGTATATCGAATAGCTTTATTAAGTTCTTGCTGTGCTATACGCAAACCGCGCATAGCAAGCCCATAGGCAATCGACTGTTTTATAACTCTTTCAGCAGTACTAGCCCAACTCTGCAAACCTGCCGCACCGGTTTTTGTGGCTCCTTCTTGCTGTTTTAATGTTGTTGTTAAGCTCTGTATTCTAGTTTCTAGTTCTTTTGCTCTTGGACTATCCGCTTCATGGGCTTCCGCAAGCTTTCTCCACTCAGAAATAGAGTTATTTAAAGCAGCGGCTGTTGCTACTATAGCATTTCTATGCTTTGCCTCAACATTTTGAGTACTATTTAATGTGCTTTCTGTTTGTTTAAGAATAGCGTCATATTTTTTACTTTGTTCTTGGGAAGCTTTTATGCTGTTATCCACATTTATATGTGCTGTAGTTAATTTACCCATTGCGTTTGTATACGTAACAACATATTTAGATACTTCTTCGTATGATTTACCTTGCGAATTTGTTAAAGTTACTGTTTCAGTAGTAACCCTTTTTATATTTTCAAGTGAAACCCCTAAGCTGTCAAATGCCGCCTTTGTTTTGCCTTGATCAAACTCAGCTAGATCAACGTTCAACTCAATCGCTCTACCGCCAATTTCTTTTTCAAAAGATTGAATTTTCTTTGTTAATTGGTCAGTTCTTGCGTCTAATCCAACTGTGTAGGTAAAATCTACTCCTCCAGCCATAAAACCTCCTCCATAAAGCCTCGAGGCTTTATTATAAAATCTTTTTAATTGCTGCTCATATTTCCTCCGAACAATTTATTTTGGAAATATTTTCATTTACTCTTTTTATCCAATCAAAAAATTCTTGTTGCCCGTGATTATTTTTAGCAACATTACATTGCCCGCAACAAGGGACAATATTTTCTTTCGTATATCCTATAGAGGAATCTATTCTATCTATTCCATTATAAGTATAAAAACCGTAGTTCTTTTTTGCAGTTGCAGGAGCTTTTTGATGTGGCTCTATGCCACAATAATAACAATTTTTTGAAGTAATTTCTTTAAACTCCTCTTTTGACAAATCAAAATCAAAGTTTTTTTGCTTAGCTCTTCTCCGATATGTATCGTATAAACGGTTAAATCCGTTTTCTCCGAAGGCTAACCTCCCCCTTCTGTAACAACCACACGATTTTGTGTAACCCTGTATTAGATCACCCTGAGATGCAACAAAAATATTTCCGCAAGAACATAAACACTTCCATTTTGCCACAGTGTTATATTCTCTAGGGATTCTTTCTAATACAGTAAGAAAAGAAAATGTTTTTCCGGTCAGATCAAGCCTTTTTCTTTTTGCTACTATTTTAGATAAACATCCGCATGATTTAACCGCGTTGGTTCTAAGATTATGAGTAGATACAACAGTTGTATTTCCGCAATCGCAACGGCATAACCAGTAATTCATGTGCCCTTCTGTCTTATGATGATGCTCAATAACACTTAGCATATTATATTTTTGACCAACTAAATTTAATTCCACGTTTCTTTTTCCCATTTTATCTCCTTTTCTCCGAAATATATACGGGCAGGAAGCTTCGGAGTCCGCTTATCGAATGGGTAATTACTCCATCCTATCCTGCCCGATTTTGGGTGTTATATGCCTCTTAAATTTTCAAGTTCCGCAAAATTCATTTCTGACATTGTTTGGTCGTTATATACGTCAACCATGGCGGCGTCTTCCCAACCCACAATGGCTTTTATTAAATGGTGGGGTATATTCTTTTTTGATAATAAGGTTACAAAGTAGTGCCTGAACGAGTGCGAATACACAGGAACACCTAAAAACTTTTCGAAGTGGGCAGACCATGTTTTAACTGTAGTAGTCCCCGCTGGATTGCCGTCAGACCGCAAAAAAAGGCTATTATTCGCCTTCCCTTTAGCAATCAATAGCTTTTCCCGTTCTTGCTTCCAAACCTCGAAAAAAGGCAGGAATTTGTCTTTGAGGATGTATTTGTAAAGAGGTTTACCGGCTTTTCCACGTCCTTTTGTTTTTATCTGTCTAGTTGTTTCAAGGAATAGATCACCAAAAGCAGTTCTATTTTCATCTATCATATCAACTTCAAACGATAATAATTCGGCAAGCCGCGCTCCGCTACAAATAGCAAGAGCCACCCAACATGCCTCCTGTGCATCTGTTTTCGCTAGATATTCAAGCAAGCTTTCTACTTGCTCATCTTTCAATATTGTTTTTTCTCTCCGCACTTCTTTTGGAGAACTTTCTACAACAGTTAATATAACGTTACGAAAATTTGGATATTCATCGTCATAAAATTTTGATATAAATGTCGATAAAGAAGAAAGGGTGCTTCTCAAGTTATTTAAACGGGCAGAGCCTAATTTTAACTCTGTCGAAGCATAAGAGAAGAAGTTAGAAAACTCTATTTTTCGAATATCTGTAAATCGTTTATTGCTGTTATTTTGTAAATTCCATGTAAAAAACATAATGAGGTTACTTCTATAAACACCAATTGTTTTATCAGAAGTTCTAATAGATTTATCTCTTAGAAATTGTTCCATAAGATCAAGATTAGTGGGTAAAATCTTTTTAGTAAGTTTGGCAGACGTGATTCTTTTGGAAAACGTTTCTCGGGGCATATTAGTTGATCTCCTTCTTGCTGGCAAAGTACGTAAGCCCTACGGCATAAGCGTCGCTCTCGTCATAATTATCAAATTCTATATTTTTATTATCATTAATGATAATTTGTTGCAATTCTTCTTTTGTCATATTACCTTTGCCGCCGATAGTTTTCTTCACGGTGGTTGCAGGATAATATATCTGTTTATAATCACAAAAGAGATAATTGACTAATCCGTGCACTCGAAAAATTGCTTGTGTACTCGCGTTAAAACGGGTAAAACCCTGTTCTATTACAACCACTTCCGGCGGATATGTTTTTATGAGTTTGTTGAAGTCGTCACCAATAAGTTTTAATTTAAACTTTGTTTCTTTTTCTTTGTGCGTGTCTATGGTCATAATCTCAACGATTTTACCATCATTGGTGAATATACAAACTCCTGTGGAATTTAAGGACAGGTCAAGGGCATATACGTATGTTTCGCTCATATTACCTCCAAAAAAAGGGAAGCCCCATACAGGGCTTCCCTAACATTACTACTATTTGTTTAATTTATCAAGCTGCATCATGGCACGGTTAAGTGTTTCTGAATACATCATGGCAACTTCTTTGGCGCTTTGTGCTCTAATCATAGCAACCTGCTCAACAGTGAAAGTACCAATAACCACAACTAAGATCGCATCGATGGATGCCCAAATTTCAGCAGGTACGTTCAGATAGTTCAAAACAAGTGTTTGAATGAGGGCAAGAACTGCTACCCAGAATTGTTTACTCTTTAACAGCATCATGATCTATTTCTCCTTGTGTTTCTGATAAGTTTCTTTTCATTAACTTCAATCCGATTGTCTCAAGCCGAGACAGAGATTGCACGGCACGCTCTACCATAAGATTAAGCTCGACGTCTGAAACTTTGATCTCATTTTCTTCTGCAAATTCCATTGCTTTATAAAAAACAGTTTCTACTTTTTCAGAAGAGCTCATGAGTTTGAACGATTGTGCTTCTTGCGCCCATTGGGTATAGCGGTTAACTTCATCTAAAAGCATCTTGCGTTTTAGCTTATCGCCAAGACGCTTGACATAGAACCCACCATAGGTTCCAACCGCACCAATAAGTAGCGCCACAAAAGCACCTACAATATCACCTATAAAACTTGACCACATATCATACTCCTATGTATTAATTAGAGCTTCCCGTTACTCTTATTCTATCTCTGTCGCCAATATAGCCAGCTAATGCCCAGAAAAATTCTCTATAGCCACCCGCGGTCATTTTCCTTGGATAAATTTGCCTTTTATTTACATATAAATCATTTTCATTAATGTAGTCTTTAACTCTCTTGTCGAAGCTATTTTCAGCAAATTTAAATTCAACACCGTATCTTAATTTTATAACAGGTCCTAATTGCGGATTCATTTTTAGCTCTTTATTTGAATTTACAACTATTTTCACAAAGTCGTTTTCAAATAACGCCTTGACAACTTTATCAAATCGAAGGTCATTAAATATATCAATAGCTTTTAATATCATATTCTCTTTAAATGATCCAGAAGAACTATACCTCCATATAACAGATAGCAATATAAGTGTATTCATTTTTTCATATATTTTATTTAGAGCATAAATTATATCATCCATTGTTAAGGCGATAGGACCAACATATATTTGGTCAGGAGCCCCGTTACCCATATCTTCAGGAGCGATTGCTAAGTTTTTAGTCCATGTGCCGGCTAATACTTTAGTTTTACTCATACTAGCTTTTATATCACCGCCGGCTCTCATAATATCTAATCCTTTTTCTTTACGTTTCTCAATATAACCTTTAAATACGGAATCAAACTCTGCTTTCTCTTTTTTTAAAGAACTTATATATTTTTCTATTTGAACTTTTCTACCGTCTGCTATTTTGCTATAAGTTTTTTCTATACTTTCTATCAGAGAGTCAAAAGATACATCGGCGGATGGGTCGCTATTTCTTTTGTTTCCGAATAAATTTTCTTCTAAAAACATCCCTATTTCTTGAGGGCGGGCGCTAATATTTTTACTTTTAAATAAAGATGCTTCTGCGTCGGTTGCTCCGTTAGCAATTAAAGCTCCTAATAAATTTCTCCCGGTTTTATCGTTTACAGTATTATGTATTTTAGTAAGAACTCCGAATTCTATTGCGTCCATTAGCTCGACATTTTCTTTTTTGTCACCGCTTATGTGAGCAATATCCATTACTTGTGCCATTTCGTTATATATATCCCCCAAAGCAACATTTTTAAATGTTTCCGCCGTAAAAGGAAGGTCTCTTTTTACAACTTTACCGTATCCAGCTTTTGGCATTTTTCCTCCGTTTCTCTGCTATAAAATCAGCCTTTTATCGGAGGCGTTTTCCGAAGTCTCGTTTTGGCTTTTTAATGGTAATATCTTTTTCTTCCATTTTGCGGCGTTTTTGCTTTACATCTTGCTCATAATCACAATTTATGTTAGAACACCCTATATACTCTTCCGGAAGTTCGACTGGAACTCCGTTGAAGAAAGTAGAGAGTGTCCTAACTCTAATTTGCAAAATAGAACCGCATTCTGGGCAGCGTTTGTTTGTAGAGTGCTTTAGCCTCCCAATACTATGGTCGGACATTTGCTACTCCGTTCCCCGCTCCATGTCTTGTACGACTTTAGATTGCTCTAATTGCTCGATAAGACTTTTACCAGTTTCTTGCAAAGAAGCAATAGATTCCGGAGTAAGTTCGGCAAGTGAGTCAACAAACGATGAAAGTTTTTCCATCAAACCGGAGAGGACAACACCTGTAGAGGTAAGCTTATCCATTTGATCTTCGTAGTCCATAACGATCTCTTCCTGTCGTATTCTAAATTGCTCATAGTTAGCAATCGAAGCAGTAATATCGCGCCAGAGTTTTGAGTCAAAAAAGTCGTTTTCGTTAACACTCTCTATATCAATATTTGTATTAGATTTAATAATATAAAGCATTTGTGCCAATTCTGCATTAAATCGATGTTTATCAACCCCTTTAACCAAAACAGCCCCGTTTTTATCAAATAAATCTTTGATATATTGGGCAATTAATCCGGCTTGAGTTCCAGCATCTAAATAAGGTATAACCTCAATATTAACATTTGTATCATAACTTAGCAGCACGTTGTCTGGCACTTTATATTCTATTTTTATTTTATCCATTTTTTCTCCATTATAGCCTAAAGGCTAATAATATCTCCTTCTTTTACAGTCTTATACTTACCTTTTTTATCCAGCAAAATATATTTCCCATTTTTATCTGCGGCAAAAAATCGTTTTTCTCTGACTATTCGTACCGTAAATAATTTTTCCGCCTGATCATTATCTGGTTCGGCGAAAGTTTCAACAACTTCTTTTAACTCTTCAGTATCGTCTACCGCTTTTTTTACGTTAGCAATAACTGTTACGTCATATTGTATATTTGGAATAATGTCTTCCTCTATTTCGGAAGATAATTGTTCAATGGGCTTTTCTATAATAGGTTTGTCTAAAATGTTTTCTTCGATTTTTTTCTTTGATATTCTTTTTGTAGCCATTTTTCTCCAATAATTAGGGAGGGGTATTACCCCTCCCTTATATTTATATTATGCTGTTATGCAACAACTACATCTACAGTGGTGTCTATAGCCGACGCAGAAGTTACTGTTGCTGTTATAATAGCACTTCCGGCAGAAACTCCGGTTACAAGACCTGTACTGGAACCAACAGTTACTTTCGGTGAAGCAGAACTAACAAATGTTATATCACTGTTTGGGGCTCTAAAAGAGAGACCCGCGGTTGACAAAGCATAAATAGTAAGCAAAGATGTTTCTCCGACAGCTAAAGATAAATCTCCGCCATATACAGAAATAGCATATACGTTGTCCCACCAGTTAGTATTGTCAATAATTTCAACAACTTTAGCGTAGTAGCCTGTTCCAGATTCGCAAGCGTCAGCAGAATCGCTACCAGTCGGAATATAGGCAAGAGCTGTTCCAGTTAAAGGAGTATTTGAAATACCATCAGCACTCATTGAGATCGAGAAAGCGCCAGACAAAATAACCCGTGGGGCTATAATCTGAACCATGCCGATTTTGTTGGTTGTAGCATCAGCAGAATTTAACTGACATTCCATAACAAGTTTAACGATTGATGGCATGAAGTTACCGGCAATGGTAAAGGATAAGCCCTCTGTCGTATTTTTGGTGTAGTATCGCACGCACCAGTTACCGCCAGCTTCTTCTCCGAGAACGTTAAACGCACCCGCTTCGGAAATAGTAATCTTCTGCGTGGCTCCAAGAGGGGATGTTGCCCAACCATAGATGGTTTGACCTTCAAAAGCCAGCGGTGTTTCGCTAACAGTGCCGGAACCTGACACAACAGCAACATTCTCTTCTTTGTAATATTCACCCGGGGTAAAGTCGGCTCCAACGGTAGATCCGAGCATGCCGAGATTCCATTGTGTATCCGTTAAAGTGAAGTTCATTTCAGCAGTATGATAGTAAGTATACTGCAATTGATTGCCCTGTCCGCCGCGAACGGGGGTTGAGCCTAGTGTTACTTCAATAGAGCTATCGAGCAAAGTTTTTGAAACAAAGACAATGTTATCGTTAGCATCATAAGCATACACGTCAGCAACTGATGTTAAGAATTTTCTATAAGCCATAATTAAACCTCCTGAGTTTAAGCGAGTGCTATTTCTTAGCACTCTCAAATGAAATTGTATTTTTTACTTTATCTAAGTCAACAGATACGCCTTCGTATTTATCATCTGTATCAATATTTGATAACCAATGTTTTATAAATGATTTATCTTTAAATTCTACCATTCCGGACATACTTGCCGCCAAGTATATTTTATAATGCATATAATTGTCAACCCTTTTTATCGTTTTTAGGAATTTTCTAATTGTCATCTCATATATATATTCGCATGTCCATCCTGTGACACTAGATAAAGAAACAATATAGTCTTCATAAGAAACAGATTTATTACCAGATCTTTTTGACTTATATAACCTCGCTTTTTCTAAAGAATCTCTTACATCTTTTGAAACTGATTCATCTATAAGCTCAACCATATCTTGCCTAGCTATAAGGTTTTTTAGTTGAAGAAAATCTTTTGATGTAAATTTTTCTCCATTTATAATAAAAAACGGTTTCTGATTCTCATCAAACGAATATCTTTTTATGCTCTCTTCTATATTATTAAAAGACGTATCATCTTTAAGACATAAAGCAAGCATTCTATCTAGGTAAAGCAAATAAGGATATTTATTTATATCTTCTATGCTTTTAGTATATATGTATTCTAAATCTGTCATAGAAATTATTTTTGGATCCGGAATACTGTTTTTATCTATAGTCAGACATTGGGCATAAGTACTAAAGAAAAGATAGTCTTTGACCTTTATTGGGTATAATAGTAAATTTTTGTACGGTATTGGTAAATCAAATGTATTATAATAGTTTTCATCCATTTTTTGCTTAAGCAGAATAAGTTGAAAAAACTAACTGCTTACCTCCAAATGGAATTTGACCGGCTTGAAATAGCCTGTTACTCTCATCTCCCATCTCACTAAATGTCATGAGTCCTACTCCCCCAATATCTATACCATTAAATACTCTTAGCAATTCTTGGGCAATAGAATCTATGCGGGTTTTATAATTTGACAAATGATTTATTTTATAATGAGAGAAGACTTCCATTGTAACACGTATAACGCCAACTGTACGGTTTATACCGTAAGCATACGACGGCATTATACGAAGCAGAGTGGTCTCATCCATTAGTACATCGGGTTGCTTACCATCCATAAACACATTATATTTTGAGCTATCTTCTTGTCCCGAATATATCATTACGCCTTTTTCTTCTATAGATAGGTCCGGTTTATTCCATGCGTCAGAACTGGTGTACCTTAGAAGTTTCCATACTAATTCGCTTTTTGTTATAAGAGTTGAAATGCAATTATATGACATATTAGAAAATTGAGTGAAATCATTATATGCCGAAAGCCCTATCCATTGTGTTTCTGTCATGGTACATCTCCTGATATCCAAGCGCCGCGAAGATATATATCAATATGTTTCACCATAGCATCTGTAAGTGCTCTGATTGTTAGTGGCGCTTCTATATATTTTTCTTTATTCTCTATTGTAAATTGATTTCCCGGAACACTTCCAGAGGTAAAGGTAAAGTTATCTAGTGGAACACCATTTGTAATACATGTAAACTCAAATTTAGCGTCTTGCTGAATATTATTTGCATACAAATATACGTTAAATGTCTTAGTTTCCCCTTCCAATATATAGTTTGTGCTAGGATTCGCTTTTACCTCTAAAACAATCGCATCATTTCCTTCTATACAAGTAACGGCACATGTATCAAACGTAGGATTTCCTTCGATATGTGCAATTAATGTACATTCTCCTATTGCTTTAAACAAAACGATCCCGTTACTGTCCACTGTTGCTACATTAGTGTCAGAGGACTGCCAGATTATGTTTCTGGTTGTAGTGTGTCCGTTATACGTGACTATAGCGTCCATTTGGACAACATTGTTTGGATTTCCGAGAATATTATTTTTTACTATATTTAATGTATACAGGTTTATTCCCGCATTTGCGATACCATTAACAATATCGTCGAGCTCGTTATTAACGAAATCGGCAATCATATCAATAGTAAGAAGTTTTGTGCTACGCCAATCGTATGTTTTTGTATTTCTAAAATCGTTTAAGCCAGTACCGAGTACTCTGTATCCAGTCCAATGCCCCGGATTTCCAAAAAGAAATCTCTGGTTTTCATTGATAAGGTTTGTTCGTGAATTGAACTGTGCCTCGATATGAAGAAAACCACCCGGAGTTTTAAAAGGAGACCCCTGTGTGGCATAATCACGAGGTTCTTTTACCAGATATTCTATGGCGCATGGTTCTTCATAATAAACACCAGTGCCTTCATCTAACCATCGTAATGTATTATTACAGCGTCTAATTGTACATGTATTTGTCAGATTTTTCTCTGCTTCGATGTTTGTTGTTAACCATATGTTATCATCAAACGTATAAATACGCCCGAGCATAGGGGGCTCTTCTGTACTTTTAAAGTACAGAGTTTTCCAATCGTCACCGAGTTTCAAGCCTGTTTCGGCATTAATTACATGAGAAATTCTAACGTCAACCGGTTTATATTCTTTAGAACCAATCTCTGTTTCTTCTAATATTTGATACCAATTAGAGGCATTATAAAACTGTTCATCTAATGTATGCTGAAATAAATTAACATACTCAGATTTTGGCACACTACCTTTTTGTGCACCCGCGCGTATAGACGCTCTCATATGCTTGTAATCGCTCATATTACACCCCAAAAAAATCTTGATCCAACCAACCGGTCCAATCGTTTCTCTTGTAAGCATAGTCAATTAGCAATTGAGAGCATTCTTCTTGCACGTCTCTTAACCTAGACGCTTTTTCCCTTAAGTTCATAGACTCTGATGCAATCTTAAAATCTCTATCTGTCACATGTAAATTCATTTGCGTTATATCGTTAACATTTTTTTGCATCCAATATTTCATCATGAGTTTTGCCAATATAACTTTATTAGCTAAAGTTAAAGTATCAGTAAATGTTTTTTCAACTTCATCATAATTTAGATCTTGGTCGCACATATTAAATTCTACAATTGCAAATTTTAGCCATGCTTCCACATAGTTTTCAAAATCTTCCTCAGAAGCGTCAAACAAATGGTTTAAGCGGTAGTCTGTGATGGTGAGCATAAAGAGGTCATATACCTCACTTAAAGTTGTTGCCATAAGACCTCCTTACAAGGGTTCATATTATTTTTCTGCCATATTCTCGAGCATCATTTTTGCGGAATCTACTCTTTCGTAGATTTTAACGCCAGATATTCTAGATATGCTATCCACAACATTCAGGTTTACAGAACGGGGATTATCAACTAGTTTATCTACTATTAATCCGATAATTATTTTTTGCTGCTCTTCATTGGCTGAGTTATACAACGCCAAGCCCTCTTCTGAGTTAAAATCGAGAATTTCATCAATCTTTTCTTTTGTAAGAATTTTAGTATATATTTCATCCAGACCGTGAAAGCGAATAACGCGCGGGTCGAGAATATAATAAAATCCGGCTTTTAGAAAAGTGGGATTTGTCTCCATTATATCTACCAAATCTCTATAGAGAATTCGTTTTACTTCCCCGAATTTGGTAAATTTTTTAATACTCCCTTGCCCCATTTCCTTAGTACTAAGGTTTAGGGAATAAGGTGTAAGACTCATTATTGGGATGTACGAATCGGAATCAATTTTTTGTCCGGCTTCTTCGTCTAACGAAACAGCCTGTTTGTTTTCCAATTCAGCGATGCGTGCTTTCAGTGCTAAGATTTCTTTTTTTTCATCTTCGCTAGAAAGCTTTTGCGTACCTTGTGTTGTCATTATTCTCCTTAATATATTTTAATGCGGGGGCGGGTTTTATTTCCCGCCCCCATGCATAATAAAATTAGACAGTCATTATTCCGGCTACGGAATTTGTGACAATGCCCGTGCCCCATGACTTGTACATGGTTGAAACCTGCATGAGGTTTGCGCGGTCATATGTGTCGTCCTGCCATGACAAGGTTGAGCCTTCAAGCACGACCTTGACAATTCGCTGTGAACCAGCAGACAAGAAATAAATTCTGTCATCAGGAACACTTGTTGTGAAAGGTACTGCGATATTAGCCAACTGCGGCAAAACCATCAGATCGGTTCCCATGAAGTTATTCATGTAACCCAAGCGGGTGTATTCGCTGTTGATGTCATAGCGGTAGTTAGCATTGGAAGGAAGAACCTTCGACAAAGCAAGCTGAGTACCGAGAGCGATAACGTTTCCGCCACCATTGAAAGCACGCACAGCCTGCGAAAGGCGAACGAACTCTGCTTGGGTGTAACCGGCGACTTTCAAACCAGTAACTGGAGTGGCATCGATGGTATCCATGGCGGTAGAGAAAGCGTTGTAAACATCCAAAGCAAGCGAGTGCTCGAAGGAGCGAATCATAACCTGAACGAATTCAGCCAAAGATTCTTTACCATCGAGAACTTTCATCAGGGACACATAAACGGTCATCTGGCGAGGTTCCGGAGTAACCGACACCTGACCACTGTACCATTTGTGCAGTTCTGTGGTCCGCTTACCGAGGCGGCTTGATTTCGAAACAACAAACAGTTCGTTTGGTTTCACGGTGAATTGAGCGACATCGCCCCAACCGATGTTGCGGACTTCTGCGAATGCAGAAGTGGCATCCATAACGGATTGTGGGAGAATCATATCGATCATCGCAGAGACAACCGCGAAGGTTGCCCACTGGAGAGTCGGATGGCTCGACCAAGTGGCGACTGGGAAAGACTCGAAGCTGGTAATACCAGCAACGCGCATAATTTCGCGCTTCAAGGCGGCATTCAACTTCTCTTCTTTTTCAGAAAAAGTAAGCTTTACGCCGTCGGCTGTAGCTTCTTGAAATTCGGCTTTTGAATCTCCGTTGAGCGATTTGAAATGATTGTAGTAATCAGCGAACATTTTGTAGACGCCGAGGTTTTCTTCGCCAGCAAACTGTAGTACGTTAGTAGGAATTTTATTCATAATTGTTTCTCCTTTACTTTAATATAATTAAGCGCGAATGCATTCGAGGATGTAAGCGGTTTCGCGACCACTAGCGAAACTTGAGTTCAGACCGGTTGCGCCAAAAGCAAAAGTTGTAGTCTGAATAAGTTTGTAGCACAATCCTGTACCCGGGTCAGCAGCAGCCCAATCGAGCTTCTTTCCGCCAGCAACTGGGATCGCATGCGTATCGCCTGCCTGCCAAGCACTAGCAAAGCCATCGGCATTTAATGTGATAAGATCATACTTCTGTGGTTTGAAAGCGGGGAATACTTTTCCGTATACATTTACAAAGTTCTTGATATCGTCTGCGCCGCCGGTTAGTTGGAGAGAAGGCATAAAGTCTTCACCAGAATAAGCCATCCATAAATCATCATTTACGGGAGAAGCGGAAGCAAGGGCAACCAGCCAAACTTCAGATTCATCAACTTCAGTTGACTTACCAGTGAGCTTGAACACAGAGCCATTATCGATGTCACCGACTGCGCTACCTGCAATCGCATGGCGATTCCAAATGTCCACATTCATAGCACCGATCTGTCGTGGGATAAAAATTGCGTGATTAGCCATAATATAAACCTCCTAGTTTATAGATAAATTGTTGACCAAAAGGCTTATTGCCACAGGTCGTTTTTTGATTTAGCAGTCATATCGCCAAACGGCAGCCCTGCTTTTTTTACAGAAACATTTGAATCTTTGTTCTCACGAACAGCGAAATCGAATGATTTTGCTTTGCATAGTGTCTTCCATTGCTCGATATCAGCAAAAGCGTAATTCGCAGCATCGGCAAGCATCTCTGCTTTGACTTCTTCTGGAATAATAACTTTTTCTTCAAGTTCGCGTATGGTTTGTTCAATAGTGAAAAGTTTTTGAGATTCTTCGACATTCGCCTTAAATTTCTTTAGCTCTTCGTTTTCGGCTTTGTAAGATTCAACTTCTTTAGACATTTTTTCAATTGTCTCAGATAATTCGTCAATCTTATTAGAAAGCTCTTCGTCAATAGAAACCGTGACACTAAATTCGTTATCTTTAGTTTCAACTTCTGTGGTGGTCGGAATCTCGTCAGCAACTAAAGTTTCGGGTACACTAAGTGTTTCAAGAACTTCTTCTTTAACTTCTTCTTTAACTTCCTGTACTTCTTCTTTAACTTCTGCCATTTCGACTTCGTTTACTTTTTCTTCTTCCATAACTTTTTCCTCCTTTTCAGGCTGACTTAGCCCCAAAGTTTCTTGCATAGTTTCTTCACTCATGTTATCTTCCTTTTCTATAGACTTAGCTTTCCCTATTTTATCCTTCATTTCCTTAACAAAAGATTCCGGAAGTCGTATCCGGGGTTCAGAAAATTCTTTTTTATAATCTTCAGTATACTCTTTTTCTAGTTCTGAAAATGAAAGAACATTAGCCATAGCCAACGGAATAGCGGGTGTGACAAAACTTCCCAATATAGTTATACCTTCATATTTGAAGTCTGTTAATTCTTTTTCACCGCTAGGCAGGCGTTTAATATCATAAACAATCATCTCGACTGAAACAGGTTTTTTGCCGCCGTCGCGTTTAAAAATATCTAATAGCTGCCCCGTATATCTTTTCCATACATAGGATATGGTGGAAAGCATGGTTCTACCATCTGGTAACTTTCTACTTTTCACTTCGGAAGTTTCCGGAACAAATCCACAAACTGTTTCGTCCGGGTCGTGAGTATAAATATCATCAAGAGTTTCAGAATATTTCCACACAAGAGGACAATTTTTTATTGTGTCTGCGGTTCTCAATAACGTTTCTTCAGAAACATAAAGATTATGGAGGTTCTGACCACTGGCAAAGAAATCTAACTCTACAATAGCAAACTTAGAGTTTGGATTTTCATCGACAATTTTTGCATCTTCAATAGAAAACGCATATTTATTATTTTTCATTTAACCTCCTTCCCGCTGTATTCTAAACGCCTTCTTTTCTTTGTATCAGATATTTTTTGTTTAACTTCGTCTGAACGAGGTTTTCCAAAACTAGGATTTTTATCACCAAAAAGCCCTTTCCCGTAATTTGGGTTTTTATTGCCTTTTGCTAATCCTTTATCGGTTCTTGTTTTAGATATTTTATACTTAGTTTCTTCAGAAAGAACTTTTCCAGATTGGGCAATTGACATTTTTATTAACGCCTCTTCGGTATGCTTTCTTCCAAAAATAGGGGATAAATCTCCTGTTTTTCCATACATAGGATTATGTTCTCCAGAAAAATCAGCGTGGTTTTCTGAAAGCTTTTTTCTTTGCTCATCTGAAAGTTTTTTACCAAGATTAGGGGGAGATTTGCCATACATGCCATTGCCGGAACCCGATCTTGCTGTACTAATTTTTCTTCTTGCTTCTTCGGTATGCTTTGTCCCTAAAGGGCTATTTACACACTTTTTACGAATGTTATATAACTTCTTTGGAGTATACAAATCTACAAAAAACTGTTCATATTTTGTAAGCTCAAACTTTTCACAGTAAATTAAGACTTTAAATATAAACGATTTTTCCCCATATTTACTCCACGCGTTTTGTAAATGAGCATTCGGGTGACAATTTTTTGATAATTCTAGCAAGTGTCTTTTAATTCTTTTACTAATATTTACTGATTGTCCAATATACTTCTTACATGTTTGTATATTTTCAATGCAGTATACTCCAGAATTAGGTTCTGTCACATCTGCACTCCTTTCTCGCTCGTTAAGCCAGCCAATATTTTCAAATGTAACGGCATCGCTTTCAGAGACGTTTTTAGAAGTTCAGTATTAGCAAAGTAATAATACTGCGTGTCGTAGCTAAGAATAGGTACACCCGTGGAAATAAGATACTGCATTATTTTTTTACCACATCTATAGCGATCTGGAATAATAGAATTGTTTATTATCATATTACACCTTCCCGCCGCGGGCGATGTTTGCACCGGAGCCGCGAGTTGCAGCACCCTCATCGGTTAGCTGACTGGTACTTTTCTGTGGTCTGCCTGCCCCATCAGAAGTTTCCTCTGCTGTTTTTTGAGCAGTTTTAGCTGTTTTTATTGCAGTTTCTTGTTGCACTTTGCTGTTTTCTTTTTGAGCATCGATATTCATTTTAGCGTTTTTCTCAGTAGCTTTTATATTCATTTCTGCGAGTGCTTTTTGTTGCATAAACGAAGGCGGGGTAAGCATGTCCATAAAACCCGTTGCTTGCGCCTCTTCCATATGTTTTCTAAGTTCGGCTGGCTTCATGCGCATTGCTGCCGCTATTTTTTGTGGCATTACAATGCCTTTATCAAATAGTGACATAGCATTAGCAAATCTGGCTTCTCTATTAATAGAAAAATCAGTACCCTCGAATACAAAACTAAATTTAAAATATTTAGTTCTCAGATTAACCTGATAGCTCATATACTCTTCAAATTGTTCGTAAAGAGAGCACATAAGTTGCTCATCGACGTTCAAACTTAGTTGTGTTTCAATTACGTTTGGTTTTACGTTGCTACTGAATATAAGGTTCGTATTTACACCGCTAAGAGCAAGCGTTGTACGGACATAACTATCGTACATCTCATTATTACCTTCAAAGTCAATAGACTTGAAGTTCTGTAGAGGGGCTGCCGCTATTTTAACAGAATCGGATATAGCACTTTTTACTAAGGATAAGAATTTACCCAGTAAAGCAGGACTGATCGCAATACTATCTTTGACAGTTGCTTTTGCATCACGATTAAGCATAGGCACTTCGCCTATAATCATTTTGCTAGCTTCTGCCATATTCATGTTTTGCTGTAATGCCCTCATTGTTGGTTGCAACACTAAGTCATTAAACAAAGGAGTGAAATAAGGTAGACGAGTAGCGAGTTCTGGTGAAAATTTAAAGCAAACCCCAACTTCCGGCGGTACGTCAACCCAATTAAGATAATGCGAGTTTCCTCTTTTATCTATAGGTAACGACGGCTTGTAAGTAGAAGGGTCGTAGTAAGTGTCACTACGTTTTCTGTTTAGTTCAACATATTTCTTTTTAAACCAATCTGGGTACATATCAATATCCACTCCGGATTGGTCAAACCAGTTAAAATTAAAACTAAATAGTAAACCGCCCTCCCACCTTCCGGTTATTTTACAATAATCAGACGGGAGTTCTTGCAAAATATACTTTTCTCCCAAATCAAAGAACGCCGCAAAATATGCGTCATTCCTTAACATACCTCTTACCGCAGAGCGAAATTCTTTTCTGTATTCAAACTTATCAAGGAAGGATTCGGCAATCTCGAGGTCTTTCTTATATCTCGGCAATTTGTAATCTTCGAGCTTTGCGTTTGAAGTATAGGTTACATCAAACGAGAGCATGTTAGCAGAATAAGAGATAAGTCTCTTATATACCATACTTACGAGCTCGAAGTTCTGGCTAAATGCCTGTAGACTTTCCTCGTGATTTTTTGGGTCAAGCATGGCAGCAGAAAGTAAGGCTTCTGTCGCGGCAATTGGGTTGAGGTTTACTTGCTTCATCCTCGCATTAATCATATCTGGAGAAATAAAACTATTATAGCCATTTAAATAGCGAGCAAAATCTACTACTTCCCATACTTGATTTTCGCTTACTAACTCTTGTGATTGTTCTTGATTATCTGTCATTTAACCTCCTTCCTTCGTAAATTCTGAATATATATGTTTCCAGCAACGCCCATATATTATCGATTCTACGCAGCTAGCGGAACATGTATTTGAATACATATGTATTATTTCAATGTTCCTCATTTTTTTATTATATTTTAAATCTAATATTTTTAAAACATCGCTTTCTTTTAACTTATTATTTGGGTGTTCCTCCCCGATAGATATACCTTTTCTTGAGTACGATATTTTAGATTTAGATTCTTTCGTGTGAGATTTTCCATAAAACGAATTATTGCTACCATTATTTTTATCTGGATTATTTTCGTATATTTTTTTATGAGAAGCACTTATCTTTGTTTTTGTCTCATTACTCATGTGATTTCCCATGTTTCCTTTTGATATATTTTCACGATGCTGAAGAGACAGCGTGTGTCCGAGGTGAGCGTTTCTAAGTTTTTCTTTTGTTTCTTGGCTTACTATATAATTAGAATCTCCTCCGGATGTTTCGTTATATCCAAAATCACCATTGTATCCAAATGTTTTGAAATGGGAAATCCAGAATTTTTCCCTATCGTTTAGATCTTCTATTGAGCAAATCTCTATTATATAAAATATAAAAGCGTTTTCCCCATATTTATTCCATGCTCGCTGAAAATGATTTCCGTGATGGATATTATTCTTTAGTGCAAAGAAATGAGATCTTTTTCTTCCATAGATATTTATTGCCCTGCCTATATACTTTTTAAAATTTATTATATTTTCTATACAATATATTCCGGTTATCATTTTTCTCCTTATCTCTGTAATAAGTTCTGATTTGTAAAACTGTAGCAAAAGGCATTCAGAATATGCTTTTCGGGAGCGACCCTATTTGCTACAGCTATTACTTCTTTTAAAATACACGCGAAAACTCAAGAAATTCTGCATCATAGTCTTCTGTATACCTTTCTTTTAATAACTCGGTATCCATTAGTGATACAAAATAATTTAAGTAAGACGCAGATGTATAACGATCCTTCCTACCCCCGGGGGGCTCTACAAGCTTTACATTACCATTCATCATAACCATTTCCAGTGCAATGCACTCATTAATAAGTAGACTTGTTTGTAAATGTGCCTGCAAAAGATAGGCTCTAATTCCAGTATCATCTTGATCTAGAATATCTTTATTGCCCGCTTTTATCAAGAATTCTTCTTCCGTGTTATCATCAACAAGGAAATTAACCAATTTCTTTTTTAGTCTTGTTCTAAAAGCGACTGCTATTTCAGAGTTTAGAGAGGCGCTTGCGAAAACAGGGAATATACATTCTTTGGCGTTTTGCGCCAGCGTCCTATTGCGAAGTTCGTCATATACTCTTTGATCAATGCGGTCATGCATCATTACTGTATAAGCAGGATACTCAACACCTCTTACTTCGTCTTTTGTGACAGAAGATAGTGCGTCTGCAACTGCTATACCGGCATTGGCAATATCGAGTACGAGAACGTCTCCTTGAAACTCTTCAAAAATTTGTTTTATTCGAAGTGCTTGATATCCTGTATTCTTACCGTTATGGGATTCCATATAGCAAACATCAGTAATCCACCCTTTGCGGCTAGGTCTAAGCCTCGCGCAACTAATAATGGTGTTATCGTTTGTAGAACCCGCACGCATAGCAACATCAACAGAAACAATTCGCTGTTCGTCTGGTAACTTAGTTATATCATACGGATTTTTCTTAGTTGTGATGTAATTGTCATCGGTAATTGGCTTCCACCCTCTTTTTATGTTCCTATCAAATAATCCTAGTTTATAAAAAGAGTTTGCCGATGAGCCATACGGGATATTACCATATTCCATTAAGAATGTAATTGGATCTAAAGTAGCCATTTCTTTTATCATTTGCTTTTTAGTTTTTATACCATGCTTAATAGAAATTGGATAATCAAGAAACACTCCCTTGATATCAGGGTCACCCTCAGCCATTTGTTTTAAAAATTTCTTTGTTTCCGGATACCATTCTGCTGATTTATAGTGCGCACTTGTAATAATTATTTCTTGAGGTTCTTCCCGAAGCTCCGTTATTTGTGAATATTCTGGTTTTTTCATATAAGGCGGTTGGCGACTCACCAAAAAAGGTCGAATAATCGAGTCAATGATTATGTTTGGGATCAACCGCCTTTCCTCTAAGACAGTAACGTTGGAACGATGCCCCCTGCCCCCTTCTCCGGACACAACAACATTTATCTTAGAGCCGTTATGAAAAGTAACTTCCCATTTGTTTTGGTTAGTAACAATATTTGATATTTCTCTAGCCACATTTGGGTGATCGTTTCTTAGAGCAACACATTTATCTGCTATAATAAGCCCCGCTTGTGCCTTTGTCGATGAAGCTAGCGCAATTGTTGTTCCGGGGTATAAAATACAACGGGCAATACAATATACAGCTACGAGCCATGATTTGGCAGAAGCACGAGAGGCAATACCGAGAAATTCTGTGCATCTAAGCATTAGTTCAATCATAAAGCGTTGATACGGGAATAATTTTATTCCCAAATAATGCTCAATAAAAATAGACATATTATTACGATAGAACGTAACCCAACTTTTCACACGATTTTTGCGTTTCTCTTCCATGTCCGAATTGGTAAGCATTTTAACCGGCTCTCCCATTTTACTGTAGTGAGCCATTTTGCCTAACATTGGAGAAGTAGATCTTACCATTTTGTGTGCCATGGCAGCCTCTATGCTTCCCCGTCATCTATGAGATTATATTCTGCGGTTGTTTCTTCATCCGGAATAAGAGACTCTATGTCGTTTTCGTCGTCAGCAACGTTAAAATCTTTACTGCTGAGAATAAAGTTTTTAAGTGGTCTAACAATATATTTTTGAAAATATGCTTCAACATTACTAACATCTCTATATATGTCGCCCCTAGGGTCAGACATTAGCCATTGAGCAGGTTCGTTTTCTTCAATATCTTTTATCCATAAACCAAACGATTCTGAATTTTTGCTAGCCGTATTTGCGGCAGAAGTCACATTTGGAGAAACAGCGAGCGTTTTCATTAACGCCTGCAATTCTTTTACTAAAGGACCTGTATCGTCGTTATTTACTCTCAGTTTCTTTATATCGAGCATGGTATAACATACTTGCTTTAGCAAAACGATTTCGGCATAAGTTTCCGCGACATGAGTTTTTTTGAAATTCAAATATTCATTTTCCAAATAACGAATATCGTCTTTAGAAACATCTTTGCCCCAAAAGTCAATAACGTCTTTTGGAATAGGAGCTTCCTCGATCACATTAGCCTTATCCATATATATTGTGCCAATATCGCTATATGTTAAGTCCACATCTGCACTTTTATCCATAGATGGATTGGTTGCAATAAGTTTCGAAAGATAAATGCCCATAACATTTCTGACTGTTTTTCCGTTGTCTATAAAAGTTGTTATTTGTGTTTGTACAGCAGAAGCCGCCTTATTATTATATTTTATATTTAGTGAGGTACACATTTTATGTATTGTTTTCTCTATGCTTTTATTTTCTTCAAATGTTTTATTAAAAAGTTCCTGAACACAACTTTTGCATACAGAAAAAATATTATTAGTATCTATAAAGCCGTTATCCACCGCTTTATAAAAATTGTTTTTGGAAAGCATTTTTGTACACTTTCGGCAATAATATTTGTTTTCAGACGGATTAGATAACTCTTCTTGTTCCATTTTTTTCCATATCTTTCTGTATCAGCATGTTTTCCATTTCGATTTTGTTCATTCCTTTATTCCACGGAATTCTGCCCGACATTTTTTGTTTAGTTTCGTCCGATATTATTGTTCCCCTACGGGCTTCAGAAATCTTTCTTTTTGTCTCCTCAGAATGGTGCTTCCCGTACATTGGGTGATTTTCTCCGTGAAAATACTGACCCTCTGATATTTTTTTCTTTGTTTCATCAGAGCAGTGTGTCCCATATCTGGGATGGTTTTTACCAGAATAGTCAGCATGATTTAAAGACGCTTTTAGTTTACTTTCTTCTGACCATTTTATACCTCTATTTGTTTCAACACATTCTAATCTAATATTATATATATTATCTTTGTATAGATTAACAAAATCTTGTTCGTATTTTGTCAATTCTGCTATTTCGCAATATATTAGTATCTTAAAAACAAAAGATTCTTTACCATATTTATTAAAAGCCCGTTGAAGTTTTGAATTTTCATGTTTATTATTAAACAACATACTAAAATGCACGTATTGTCTCTTCTCCATATTTTGAGATTGCCCGATATATTTTTTGCCATTGACAATATTTTCTATACAATATATTCCTGAACTCATTTCTTCCTCCAAACTCCAATAATAAAGAACGGGAAGCGGGAGTTGCGCTTATCAAATGGGTAATTACTCCATTCTATCCCGTTCTATATTTTGTTTTATTTATACTAAGCCGCAGCGAAGTAATTTACAAGGTCTCCTGCGTGTAAGAAACCACCGCTAACGACTATATATGAGCCGCTTGCGCTAACTGTGGCGTTGACATCGGCATCACCTCTGCCAACTGCAACGTACATTTTATCAATAACGCTGCCGCCAGTAAATGGAATAAGAGCAGAGCCACTAAGTACGTCAGCAGGTGTAACAACATATACGCCAGCCTCGCCGCCCGTTCCCAATAAGAAACTACCCAATGATACATTCTGGGAAGCAACATTCATATTATTTAAATCATAAACCTGTTTTGCTGTAAGTGCCATAATTTTCTCCTTTTACCTTTTTAGCAGGTAAGACTATTTAGTTTAATGGTTGGGGTATAGCCCCATATGCGATAACAGAAAGATTAACAAAACTCCCTGCTGAACCAGATGCAACTATATTTCCAGCAGATAATTTCCATTGATAAATATCAACTGTGGCACTTCCGGAAATAGTCGCCGTAGACATAAAATGGTCAGCAGTCGGGCTACCAGATAGCGAACATACAACGCTTTTGAATTCAATGTCGCCTCTACCAAAGAAGTCCATTGTAGTAAGAGCCATAACCGAACCGGTTGTTGAAACATCAGATGAACCAATATAAGAATCGGGAGAACCTTTTACAGCAAATTCGTTATCTGTCATAAGACCGGAAACAAGTGTCCCCAAAGCAACATTTTGTGCTGCAACCATTGAATTATCTAAATCATAGATTTGTTTTGTAGTTAATCCGTATTGTAATGTCATATATTTCTCCTAGCTCGAGAACACATCTCGAAAGAATTTGACCAACCAGCATTCTTTTTTGACAACCTGCTGTGGTGCTTTTTCAATTTCAACCGCAGCAAGGGCTTCCCCACCACGTAAAAACAAATGCTCAAAATCCTCCGAGGATATATAAGCTTTACCGTTTACTCCCCATGTGCTCCCCCAAGAGTTTTGAATTCCAAGATACCCGTTAGATTTAATCTCATTAATGAGATAAGCGTGCCCGCCAACAGTTTCACCAGTTGGATGTATAACGTTGTTCTCATCAGGATTAAACATACCTTGAGTCCATATAGTACCAGCAATGATCGGACCTTTATAGAGTAGCCAATATTTGATAGTTGCCATATCGGGCGCAAAAGCATAAGCATCCAAATGCCCGTTAGCTTTCAACACTTTTCCAATAGAGCGCACATAGGCGCCGTTTTCTTCATTTGGCTGTCCTTCAACCACCTTACACTCATAATAAAAACGATGCCCGTCTTCATTAAAAAATTCAGTATGGCACGGATCATTAACACCCCAAGAGGCGCCAGAAAACCCGACGCAGTGCGGGGTATCTTTTTGATCGAGAGGTTCGTGAGGAAAATCCCATAATCTTTCTGTAAGTTCAACATCATATTTTCTAATGGGTATAAATGAGCGTAAATTGTAATCTCTTTCATCATATGGGCTAGGATTTCTACCCAATGGATACTGTTCAGAATAATCCATATATAAACCTCCGTATAAATTTTGTTAAAATGACTGTTTTATAAGTGGGGCAGGTGTTACCCTGCCCCGTTTTACTATCTGTTTCTAACGTCGATTTTCATCGTGCGTTCGTCGGTTTGTCCAAACGGACTCCCGCTCGTAGTTATTCTACAAACAACCGGATACCTTTGCCCTGCCAGCCCGCCAGAGGCGAGAAAAATAACAGATGCGGAAGTATGATAATCGTTTGTAAGTGTTAAACCACTAGCCGAGGTAGTCAACGTATGACTTAAGATGGTTTCCCCGGTAGCCAGCCAGTCGCTCCAGTCAAAGCCAAAAGCTAAAGTCGCGCCGGGATCTTTCAATTTTACTGAATCTTCAATTGTCATTGCCACCTCACTTCGTAAATATTGTCTTCAACCTCTATACCAAAAGAAGGTTGTGTTGGGGGTATCTTGTAAATAGAGTTATACCAATCTATATTATAAATTCTGTCATCAAACTTTACAGTAAATATTCTATTTTCATTTTCAATAGTATATATTTTCTCTTGAATAAGCCTGATAACAAGCGCGTTGATAATCGCATTGGAAATAACGTCAATACTAACTTCACCTTCATAAACCGCCCCTATAAATGCTTGCGCAAATAACTGGCTAGCCAATGAAATAGAAGTTTCACCTTCTAATATTGCATGTAGAATTTCGCCTTCGACAGAGAGTTCTCCATACACATTCGGGGTTAATAATCCTTCAATAAGCGCATGTATAACTTCTGCCGTAATAACTAGTTCGGATGCAACGTTTTGTGCCACCTGCGCTTCGTTTATCGGATGAATAACTGCGCCGGAGATCACTAATTGAGATGTAGTAGACAAAGTACTTTCAGCAGATATAGTCGAATGAAGTACCGTACCAACTACAACCATTTCAGATGTACTGTTTATTGCAATAGCGTCAGAATGTATAGCATGAGTAACAGTCGCGAATACTGTTAGCGTAGAATTTTGCTCAACGCCAACAACACCTTCGAGCAAGCCACCCATTTCGGGAAAAGATAGTAAATTAGATGTAACATCAATAGTAGTAGCGCCATCGTGAGTGGGGTGTAAGACAGTCGCAGAAACTTCTAATGTAGAAGTACCTGAAACAATCGAAGCGCCCTCTTGCGTTCCCGCTTTCCAAGACGATGCTAAAAGTTCTGATGTGACATTAATTGTAGCTAAACCTTCGTGAGTAGCATGTGTGACAGTTCCCACCAAATCCATAGTGGATTGAGTGGTAATATCATTTGAGCCTTCCAAAATTGCGTGTGCGATTGTATCTTCTGTCAATAATTGAGAAGTTATAACTATATTCGTAATTCCATCGTGGGTAGCGTGCAAAATATTACCTTCAGAAGAGAGTTCCGATACTATAATAATCGTACTTTCTGCATCGTTTGTAATATGGCTAACATCCCCGACAACGGATAGTCCTGATAATACATTTATTGCAGATTCGGCTTCATTACTTGTATGAGAAACCGATCCTTCTATTAGTAATTCAGAATAAACATATAAATTAGTATTTCCGTAGTGCTCCGAATGACTTAAACTTCCAGTAATAACAAACTCCGAAGAAGTAACTAGAGTTGTTTCACCTTCCCAAGTGGCGGCGCCTGTTTCTACTTCCCCAAATACTGTTAGTTCGCTGCTAATAATGGCTGCGTTTTCGCTTTCATGTACTGCATGAGTTACTTCACCTACAATATTTGTGTCAACATACCAACTTTTAATGCGCAAAATACTGGCTGTAACAATATTAGTTTCTGCGCCAATTGTTTGGTGTAGTATGTTTCCTTCTATAGTTAAACTAGACAATATTTCTGAAGTTGTATCATCCTCTATTATTTGGTGTAATACACTTCCGGTAATAGATAATTGAGACGAAACACTAGCTGCGCTTTCATTGTCTATTATGGCATGTAATATATTGCCATCAGATAGCAAAGTTGAATTTACGCTTATTGAAGTTTCACCATCTATTATTGCATGAGTTATATAACCGGTAACTATTAGTTGAGAATTACTATTTATAGAAACAGTATTATCTGAAATTGCGTGGATAACGCTACCTTCCGTAACTAAGCCGGATGTTATAATACTAAATAACTCTCCATCTATTGTTTGGTGAAAAATAGTGCCAACAGAATTTAGATTTGAGTTTACAATTACTTGTGTGGCGCCATCCATAGTGGCATGGCTAATGCTTCCGTTACTTTCTAAAATAGATGTAACTTCTATATTTGCTCTGCCGCCTGTAGCCATTTCAGCAAATAACTGAGATGTTATAGTTGCATTTGTAACACCTTCGAGCGTTTGGTGTAGTACTGCACCAATTACCGTAAGAGTTGATGTTCCGTCTATAGAAACAAGTCCTTCGATAGTTTGGTGAGATACCGTACCGTCCACCTGTAAAGCAGAAGAAGTTTGTATATCAGCAATGCCCTCATGTATACCTGTTTTTTCATGGAATGCGAGCAGTTCTGATGTTACAATAACATTTGTAGCACCCTCAAGGATTTGGTGTAAAACATTTCCTGCAAGAGTCATTTCGGACGTTGTGGTTGGTGCAGTTTCCCCGTCGAAGATTGCCTGTGTAACACTTCCGCCGATTGTTAGGTCAGAAGTCACACTGATGGCAGTTTCACCCCCGATAGTTGCATGCGCTACCGTTCCGGCAGTCAGCAATTCGGATGAAACAGTTATGTTTGCAGCACCCTCTAAGGTTTGGTGTAATACTGTATCAACAGCAGTCAAAGTACTTGTTCCATCTATAGAAACAGCGCCTTCGATTGTCTGATGCAATACCGTGCCAATTACTTCGAGAGTAGAGCTAATTTGTATATTTGCTATACCTTCGTGAGAACCTATTTTATCAGCAATAGCTAATAATTCAGATGTAACAATAATATTTGTAGTACCTTCTATGGTCTGGTGTGCAACTGTACCGTCTGTAGTCAATGCAGAAGTAACGGTAGGGGTAGTTTCCCCTTCCAATACTGCATGCAAGACACTTCCAGCAAGAGTCAAATCAGAGGTTACATTTATTGCGCTTTCGCCCAAATTTGTAACATGAGCAACCGTGCCAACAGCTATTAACTCCGAAGTACCGTTGACAGCAACAGCGCCCTCGTTTGTAACGTGGGAAACAGTTCCTATAACAGTTAAATCGGAAGAAACAACTATTTCAGCTAAACCTTCGTTGATAATGTGGGTAACCGTACCAATAGAAACTAAACTAGATGTTATAGCTAAAATGCTTTCAACGTTCCATGTTGAATGAATAACCGTACCAGAAACTAATAATTCAGAAGTAGTAATAATGGTCGTTTCCCCAGAATCAAAACCAATTCTTGTGCCAATTACTAATAATTCCGAAGTATCATTGATAGCAACCGCCCCCTCGTTTGTAACGTGGGAAACAGTTCCTAGAACAGTTAAATTAGACGAGGTGGCAATAAGCGATAAACCATCATTAATAACATGGGTAACCGTACCAATAGAAACTAAACTAGATGTTATAGCTAAAGTGCTTTCAACGTTCCATGTTGAATGAATAACCGTACCAGAAACTAATAATTCAGAAGTAGTAATAATGGTCGTTTCCCCAGAATCAAAACCAATTCTTGTGCCAATTACTAATAATTCCGAAGTATC